ACATAAACAAAACATATTTGAAGGAAATGGAGACTATAACTGGGGTGACATTGGTACTAGCTATGTCGTTGACGCTTGTAATGGTGTTGGCGGCCCAAATGATTTGGATAATGAAGAATCATTCTATCGGACAAATTTTTATCCGAGGTTTATTAAATCGACTTCTGTCGACGCGTATTATGACTTTTTTGTTAGACAAGATATTAAAATAGATGTACTATTCATTGATGGTGATCACTCATATGAAGGAATTAAAACCGATTTTGAATTATATTCAAAGATAATGTCAGATAATGGTATAATCATTATACATGATACAGATGAGAACTATGAGGAAACGTTAATCGTTACCGAAGATTCAAAAAAAGACCACCATAAGTTTGATGGTCCAGCAATATTTGTTAAGGAACTTGAAAAAAATCCTAACTATAATTTGATTAATTTACATAATTTTCGTATATTAATGGATAAACCATCATCAAGTGGTATAACCATTATTAATAAGAAAAAATGATTCGTTTAGTTACAGTTATAGGTCACGGAACAAATTTACTACCACATTTTATTAATCATTATAAAAAATATGTTGATGAAATAAACATAGCTGTTTATGAAACCGACATGTATCCATCATTAGGTGATGAGATTAAGGAAATAATTAATAATCATGATAATGTAAAAATTATCAAGGTTATTAATAATAGAGTTTTCGATTGGGAAAAAGTTACACAATTATATAATTTTGTTAAAAATACACAACCAAATGATTGGTGGGTGGTTGCTGATATTGATGAATTCCATTTATATCCTGAAGATGATTTAAGAAAATTAATTAGTAATTGTGATGAGAATGGATGGGACGTTGTGAGAGGTGGATTCATTGATAGAATAGGTGAAGATGGAAAGTTCTCTGAAATAAAAGAAGATAAACCGATATTTGAACAATTTCCTGTTATGGGATTTTTTAGACACCCAATGAGTAAGGCATGTCCCAATAAGATATGCGTGATGAAAGGATATGTTGAAATTACATCAGGTCAACATTATGCTAAAATTGATGGACAAACAACTTGGAAATGGCAAGGATGGAACCACCCACTAATTAATCCAAATGAATATGTGCAAGTACACCACTTCAAGTGGGATAAAACTTGTATTGATAGGATTAAACAAGTTGCAGATATAAAACAAGAATACGCACACTCAAATGAATATGCAACAATGTACCTTAATCTAAGAAAAAGTAAATTTAAAATCGATGTTAGTCATAAAGATTTTATGATTGAACATTCATACGGGGAACCTGAATTTAAAAGATATAAACAATGGAATAAATTAATTAAAAAAATCATATCAATATGACAGAAAAAGAAGAAAAAACGGAACAATTACTTTTAGAACAACGTAAAGTAAAGGCATTAGAAAAAATTGCTAATTCAATGGACGCATTAACCATTTGGTTTGAAGAAATTAATAAGGACGAATGGGGTGATAGACTTCAATTTTATTTACATGAATGGCATAGATGGGAAGTTGAAAAGCAAGTTAATCAAATTTCAAAAGAAGAAAAAGTAACATTAAATAAAAATGGCAAAAAATAAGTTAGGTATCATAATACCTTATAGGGATAGATATGAACAACTTATTGAATTTAAAAAAACACTGATAGAATATCTAAGTTCTAAAGGAATTGATTTTGAATTGATTGTTGTCGAACAAGACGATGCTAAAATGTTTAATAGGGGTAAATTATTAAACATAGGTTTTATCTACGCCAAAAAATTAAAATGTAATTACGTTGTTTTTCATGACGTTGATATGTTACCTTTAGATGTTGATTATTCATATTCAGAAATACCATTATTATTAGCAAGTAATTTTAAAACAGTTGGAGGCATTAAAAAAGTTTCACACGATCAATATTTTAGTGGTGTTACTTTATTCCCCATTGAACTTTTTGAAAAAATAAACGGATACTCAAACGAATATTGGGGGTGGGGATATGAGGATGATGATATGTTATATAGATGTCAAATATGTAGTATACCATTAAATAAAAAAGAAATTCCACAAATGGGTGGGAATACTGCAGCATTAAAGTTTAATGGAGAAAATGCATATGTGAAGGGTAAAAATATTATAGATAATAAAACCCCCGTTACAATTTTTATTACCTTTTATCCGGACGAACTTACATGTAATCATGAAACATATGATGATTCTTTTTCTGTTTTTACAATACCTGGATTTGATTTATCAATAAACTATAGTTCATACTCAAGATATAATTTTGAAATGTATGATTATAAAAAAAATATCATATACATCAATTCTGACATTAAAAAGAATTACAAAACAAATATTGCCGTTACAATAGATTTCGACAAAAAAGAAATTAAAATGTACCAAGATGGTATTCTTGTTTCAAATGCCACATATACCGGAAGGACGTATGATTATAGAAAAGTAGAAAATTTTTACTTAGGTGTTGGTAACCCCGATAGGGAGAAAGATGAAAAATATTTTAAAGGATTAATAAGTTCATTTTCGGCATTTTCTAAAATATTAAACGAAAAAGAAATTGAGGAAATATCTAAAAATAAATTTTTTGGACTAACTCAAAATTTTGGAGAATACCAATCATCACATGATTTAAAAGTCTATTATGATGCTAAATTTATTAAAGATTATAAGTTAATTGATTTATCCGGTAATGAAAATAATGGGGAAATTGTTAATTGTGAAATGGTTGGTTATTCATTCGATGAGGTTAAATTAATTGACGTTCCCTTTAAAAAAGAATGTACATTCGAACTTATACCACACGAAGAAAACGGTTATGTTAATGGAGGATGGAAAAACATCACAACTAGATATAACCAAATGAGATTTCATAATGAAGTATCAAAAGGACATAAAAATATAAAAGACGATGGTTTAAGTAATTGTGTATATAAAGAACATAGTTACTCACATGCCGATAATCAAAAACATATTGTAGTAGGAATATGAGTTATAAATTAGGAATCTGTATACCATACAGAAATAGAAAGGAGCACATTGATAGGTTAATCCCACACCTCTCAACACATTTAACAAATCAAGGAATTGACCATACGTTCTATGTGGGACATCAGATAGACGATAAACTATTTAATCGTGGGGCAATGAAAAACATTGCATCATATTATGCATTTGAAGACGGGTGTGATTATATCGCTTGGCATGATGTTGATATGTTAACCTATGGTGAAGAAGGTCAAATATTAGGTGATTATTCATATCCCGAAGAAACACCAATACATATTGCAACTAAATTATCAAAATATAATTATGGGTTGGGTTATGATCAATACTTTGGTGGGGTTGTTTTGTTTAGTAAAGAACAGGCATATAGAACAAACGGTTATTCAAATGAATATTGGGACTGGGGACAAGAAGATGATGATTTATTTTGGAGATGTTATTTTGAAGGTTTAACTACAGGTAGAATTATAAAAACAGAAAAAGATAAGTTAATTGCAACCTTTAATGGAGATAATTCCGCAATATATGTACCAACAAATAGAGAAATTAGTTCATGTTTACATAATGACCACACAATAACATTGACGTTTAGTGCCGACCAACAAGAGGATAAGGTACCAATTTGGTTAGTGGGGGATGAAAACAAACAATTCGTTGAATATCCTTTATTGAGAAAAGATGGAAGTTGGACGTGGGGATTATCGTTTAACAATTCAAGAGCGGTAACAATGACTGTATTTGATAGAACAAATATGCGACATTATAATTGGGTAAAAAGATTTGAGGGGATGTGGACACAAGTCACGTTGAGTTACAATTCAGAAGAACAAAATACGTACTTCTATGTTAATGACGAATTGATATCTCAAATGAATGGATTAAAACAAAATATACCATTTCCAATTAGAGAACAACTAAAAACACATGACGCAATTAGACCATTTATATTAGGATTTTGTCCTCATGTTAATACAAGATTCAAAGGTAAGATATCTGACTTTAAAATATATAATAAGTTTTTTAACAATATAAATGATGTTTACGAAAATACGGAAAATATTGTTTTAGATATGGATATGAATGGTGAACATATTATTAATCAAAATGTTAATTTATCAATCGAAGATATTGAAATAATCGAAAATATTATTCCATATAGAAGAGAGGGTAGTTTTTATTGTTTACCGCACGTAGATGAAGGTTTCATGAACGGGAAATGGGCCAAAGGAGAAACAACGGCTAGAAATGAAAAACGATTTGTTACCGAAATGCAACAAGGTAAGATAAACTATAAAGAAGATGGACTAAACAAAATTTTAGATGTTTTAGATATTGATAGTGTCGACGATACGTTGTACCCTAATACCAAATTCATAAATGTCAAAATGAAATAATGAATTTTAACGAAACTAAAATAAAGTTGGATAAAATTGGTTGTGGATTCTGTTTAGCAAAATGGACTCAGGTCACCATGCACTTACACAACGGAATGACACATTCTTGCCACCATCCAGCACCCCATAAAATAAGTTTAGAGGAGTTAGAACGAAACCCAACAGCATTACATAATAGTAAGGTAAAAAAACAAGCTAGAAAAGAAATGTTGGAGGGTAAACGCCCGTCCGAATGTCAATATTGTTGGAATATCGAAGACAACTCAACATCATTTTCAGATAGGATATTTAAATCGGCGGAACCATGGTCCGAACCTCACTTTGAAGATATTAGTAAATTACATTGGAGAGAAGATTATATACCAAAATACGTAGAGGTAAGTTTTTCAAACGTATGTAATTTTAAATGTGCTTATTGTGGTCCCTTATATTCATCTAAATGGATGGAAGAAATTAACAAATATGGTGGATACAAATTACCATCAATGGAATTCAATGGATTAGATGAAATTGAAAATAATAAAACAAAACCATACAAACATTCAGAACTAAACCCATATGTTGATGCTTTTTGGGAATGGTGGCCAAAACTTTATAATAATTTAGATACTTTCAGAATAACTGGAGGAGAACCATTATTATCAAAAGATTTTTGGGGGGTATTAGATAATATATTAGAATCGGAAACCCCGAATAGAAATCTTAAATTATCAATCAACAGTAATTTGGGTGTCGATGATGTTTTAATTGATAAATTAATTGAAAAGGTAGATAGAATTATTAAAGAAGATAGAATTAAAGAATGTATTATTTACACATCATGTGACACATATGGCGAACAAGCGGAATATATTAGACATGGTTTGAACTTTAACAATTTAATTTCTAATATAGAAAAAATTCTTCATAAATTAGATAAGGTTACTGTTGTGGTGATGTCAACATTTAATATTTTTAGTGTATTCTCATATGAGAAGTTAATTAAAAAAATATATGAATTAAAAGTTAAATACTATAACACCCAAAGATATTGGAACTCCTCAATTATTTTAGATACATCATATCTAAGGTATCCAAATTTTTTAAGTTTCACATTACTATCTGGATATATTAATGAAGACTATTTTAATAGGTTTGAAAAGTATATGAAATTTAATTCAACATATAGAAGTCTTAATTTTAATCAACCACAATCAGTAAATGATGTGGGGTTTTCATTAAAAGAGATTGAAAAAATTACAAGATTAAAGGAGTATTATATTAGTCAATCAAACATTAAATTAAAAGATAAGAATGATAAATTCTTTACAGATTTAAAAAATTTCAAAGAATTTATAACACAATATCAGATAAGAAGAAATTTAGATTGTTTTAAGTACTTTCCTGAACTAACTAATTTCATTGAAAATATAAATTAATAGATAAAGTGAAAATCGAATATAAAAAACCATATTGGGCAAAATATAAATGGGAGTTAGATGAGTTAGATAAAAGTCAATTAGTGTTTATAACACCATTTAACAAAGTTAATTCAAACGAACTTTGTAATTTTATTTATGAGGAAGATTTTTTAATAATGTGTAAATTTAAAATTGAAGATGGATTTAAAAAAGATACAAAGGCCGGAATTTATGGTAAATCTGGTCAAAATTTTGGATTAAATTTTGATTACTCCATTGATTCTTTAGTTTTTGAATTTAGAACCGAAAATAGTAAAAACGATATTGAATTTCATTGTATCATTATTGATAAAGTTAACTCAAAATTAATAAATGATGGGGTTAATATTTTAGTGGTTAAAAACAAAGGTAAAATTACAATTTACTGTAATTCTGATATTGTTTCAAAGTATGAATATAGTGGTGATTTGTTTATTAAAGAATATACGAACTCACCAATTTATTTAGGGTGTTTAAATCCCGGAGCGAAAGACAAAAAAGATAGATGTTATTCAGAAATTAATATTGAACATTTTTCAATAACCATAAAAAATAATTCAATAGAAAATATATTAAAACTCGTTAACAATGAATTTTATGATTTACCTATGAAATCTTATTATGATGATATCTTATGTCTATACGATTTTAAAATGACAAATAACGATGGGATTATTTTTGATAATTCAAAATACTCACATTTTTTAGAACTAGTACCAAAAGAGTTTATACTATGATAAATTTTGGATTTGACAACCTTGAAACTTTAGAATCAAAAGAAAAATCAATATGTTTTCATTTAAATAATGATTTATATGAATTTAATCAAGACTTAGTTGAAAATTACATAGATAGAGGGGAGTCATTTATTTATCCATTATTAATATGGAACAATGATTTATTTTTAAATAAATTAAGTATTATTTTACCCGATAATGTATTAAATCAGGTTAGATTAAATAAATGTAAGATTGTTTTATTCTACATAACCGAACCATGGTTTATGTATGAATATTGTTATAAATGGTTATCAGACTTTTCAACTAAAAACGGGTTAAATAAGGATAATTTTATATTCGTATCTTCAAACTTGGTTTCGGAAGAAATAAAAAACAGGTACATTGTAGATAAGATTATTGAAGATAATTTTACAATAATCAAATTCAATTATTTTTTCCATAGACTTTGGTTTCATACTCATAATTTTCATAGAGAATTTTCTGAAGATTTTTATAATGGAATATTAAATGAAAATCTAAGAAAACAAAAAGAAACACCAAAAGAAAAACATTTTTTATGTTTTAATAGAAAACCTCACGACCATCGAGTATCAATTTTTGCTGAGATATTAACAAACCCCATATTAAAAGAAAAAACAATTATTACTTTAGGTAACGAAAGTCTAATCCACGGTCAAGACTTTAGAGAATCAATTAGAAGATTTATTGGTACTAATTACAAATATGGTAGTGATAGATTATATAATTTTATAGATTCTTATAACGGTCAAAATGATTATTTATATGATACACCATCACACGTTGATGAACAATCAATACATATTAATTTAGATGCACAAAATAAAACATTTTGTAATATTGTTACTGAAACTCTAACCAGCGAAGATTTGTTATTTTTTTCCGAGAAAATAATAAAACCAATATTTTCATTACAGCCGTTTATTATAATCGGAAATAGGAATAGTTTAAAAAAATTGAAAGAGTATGGGTTTAAAACATTTGATAAATGGTGGGATGAAAGTTACGATGAATTATATTACCAAAATAGATTTGAAAAAATAGTTGAGATACTAATGGAAATATCAAAATGGGACGACCAAAAAATTAATCAAACCTTATTGGAAATGGAGGATATATTGATTCATAATTTTAAAACGTTAATTGAGGATAAATCAACTAAAGAATTTTTTAATAACTTTTTAAAAGTAATATAATGAATTTTATTTATACATATGTTCCAAAAGAGGACGATAAGAAATTAGATTCTGAATTTTATCTTATTGACGTAATTCTAATGATTTTAAGTGTTAGTAAAGTTAAGAGATTTAAATCTGAATCTGATAGATTAATTTTTTATTCAACAAAAGAGTTCTATGGTTATATAGAACCACTAAATTTATTTGATGAATTTGTAGAAATTAAAGACGAAAACGTCTACATAAAAAACCAAGATTACAAATATTGTCACAGAAATAACATATATAAAATATATGTAACGACATTACAAACTGAACCATTTATCAATTTAGATCATGATTTTATCATATACAGTAAAGAACTTTTTGATAAAATAAAAGAAGAAAATTTAGTCTTCTCATTTAAAGAGTTTTTAACTGAACCAGCTTATGTCCCAACCTACCTACCAACTTTAGATAGAGTTATCGAAGAGGTTGGTGGACATCATGATGTTTTACAAATTTTAGATAAAGACTACTCAATAAATGTATCAATATTCGGTGGTAAAAAATCAAATTTAATGGTTGATGCATATAAGAAAATATGGGATTTTTATATTGAAAATTACGTAGGTTTAAATAAGATTTCGTTGATGGTCATGTTTCTTGACCAATTTTTATTAAAGACTCAAATATATAGAAATGACGTAGAACCATACTATTGTTGGGATGATATGGTTAGTGGTGATTGTATACATTTTACGGGGTCCAGATATGAGATAAACAATAGAAAACGTATTGTTAATGAGTTGATTGAGGAAAACCTACCGGCTTACAAATATATTCTTACGGAATTTGGGTTTTTTCCCGATTACATGATAAAAATCACGGATAATTAGTGTTGATTTAATCAACTAAATTGTATATATTAATAGGGAACATATGGAAAAATCAAAAACATTTTGTGCTATGCCATTCGTTAGTACGATGGTAAATAGTGACGGTAAATTTAAATATTGTTGTATTGCTGAAGGGGGTGCAAATAATACCGATTTACAAACCGATGGAAAAACATTACACGCCTCAACATCAACTCTTTTAGATGCTTGGAATTCAGATACGGTAAAAGAAGTACGAAGAAAAATGATTGCGGGCGAACAGGTAGACGCATGTATGAAATGCGACCTTCAAAATAAAATAGGTAGGGAGGGTTATAGAGACATGATGACCAAAGAATGGATTTGGAGAATTGGTGCGGATAAAATGGATGCGTTGGTTAAAGAGGCAATGGAAAATGACGGAGTAATTGAGTCTAGTCCTGTTTATTTAGACCTTAGATTAGGTAACCTTTGTAACTTTAGATGTAGAATGTGTAATCCTTACAGTTCAAGTGCAATAGCTAAAGAACACTTTGATTTATGGGAAAAAGACGAAGAATATCAAAGAGTTTATAAGTCAGAATATGGAGGTAGTCCAGTTCACTTAAAGAATCAAGATACGTGGTTCGAGAGTGATTTATTGTGGAGTCAGGTTGAATCTATGATACCCACACTTAAGAAAGTTTACATGACAGGTGGAGAACCAACACTTATTGAGAATAACTATTATTTCATGGAGAAGTGTATTGAAGAAGGTAGAAAAGATATTGTAATGTTCTTCAACACTAACTGTTCAAACGTAACTGAAAAATTTACTAATGTATTGTCTAAATTTGATAGAGTTGATATAAACGCAAGTTTAGACGGATTCGGTGATATGAACAATTATATTAGATATCCATCACATTGGGAGAAAATAAGTACTAATTTTGAGAAGTTAGCTTCGATGAAAAATATACATTTAGGGGCTTCACCAGTCGTTCAATTATACAATATATTTGATATAGATAAAATCATAGACTATGTTGCTGATGTTAACGAAAGATATGATAGAAATATTTTTATTGATTTTCTAATAGACACCCATCCAAAATATTTGGATATTAAAATTTTACCACAGGAAATTAAAGATGCCGCTAGATTAAAACTTGAAACATATATAAAAAATAATAAACATAAAGTGGAATCACATGACATGACCAAAAATAGTACATATGCAATTGTCAATTTATTAAAGGAAGATAGAATACCTGGTTCCGATTTATACTTAGAAAATTTCTTATCATATACTAAAATATTAGATAAGAATAGAAAACAAACATTTGAAGATGTTTGTGTTGAATTAAATGAACATTTAAATGCACATTATGCAAAACAAGGACAGAAATAATAGTGAAACTTTTTGTGTTTTACCGTGGGTACATACCGCAACATATACTGACGGAACGGCATTGCTTTGTTGTGTATCATCACCAAACACAGGGGTTAATTTAAATCATAGCACAATTAATGATGCTAAGAATAGTGATTACTTTAAAGAAGCTAGATTAGCTTTACTAAATGGTGAAAAGTTTACAGGATGTGATGTTTGTTGGAAAGAAGAAGAAGTGGGAGTTAAGAGTCACAGAAATAATGAAAATAGACTATGGGACGATTTATTAACTAAAGAACTTGTTGATGAAATTGTAAGAAACACACATGACGATGGTACAATAGATAATGATTTATATACGTTAGATTTTAGATTGGGTAACACGTGTAATTTGGCATGTGTAATGTGTAGACCACAAGATAGTTCTAAGTGGTTAAATGAGGCTAAGAAGTTATCTAATGAACTTGAAACCAATGCTAAGTGGGATTGGAAACATAAATCAACAATTAATCTTGATAATTTTGAGTGGTATAAAAGACAAGAATTTTTAGAGGACTTCTACGAGAGTTGTGGTAATATGAGGTTGATGATATTTGCAGGTGGTGAACCTCTTTTAATCAAGGAACATAAAGAGATGATTAAAGAGATGGTTAAGAGAGGACATGCCGGTAATATACAAGTTAACTATCACACAAATGCAACTATCTACGATCCAGAATTAATGGAGTTATGGAAACACTTTAAAAAGGTTGAGTTATTTTTATCCATCGACGGTATTGATAAGGTAACGGAATATGTTAGATACCCATCAAACTTTAGCGTTATTGAAAACAATTTAAGAAGGTATGATGATAATGCATCTGATAATATGAGTTTTAAAATATTATATACGGTACAAGCATTAAACATATATTACTTACCTGAATTTGCAGATTGGTTGGATTCACAAAATTATAAAAAGATAATTGTAAGAAAGAAACATGAAACCATATTCCACACTGGAGTATTGTGGGGACCAAATTATCTATCAACAAAAATATTACCCAAACATGTTAAAGAGGTAATAACTAAAAAGTTAACTGATTATGTTGAATCAAAAAAAGACATTCTAAATGTTTGGAATTTTTCAGAAATGATTAACTTAATGAACTCAGAAGATAATTCATCACTTATGAAGGAATTTGATGAATACCTAATAAAAATAGATTTATATAGAAATCTAAATCATAAAAAAACCTTCGAGGAATTATTTAAATTATTTTAATTATGGCAAAGGCAGTATTAAAAGTTGTATTTACAACAAAAGACGGAGGTACATTACCAGTATCGTATAATCTATATGACCAAAATCCGGTCGTTGATAGATGGGTATCTATGACAAAACAATCTTTAGAAAAAGAAATGGAAATTAAGGCCAGAATAACCAACAATGAAATGAATAACATTGGTTATTTAATGGAACAAATTAACGGAGTGTTAGTTTTTATTAATGAACACTATGATAAAGTTCTACCAACGTTCACAGATTTCAACCAATTAGATAGTGTTATTTTAAACTATCTTCATGAAGAATTTGAAGTGTATGGTGATAGAATCGTAGAATTACAAACTAAAGAAAAGTGGTCATATGAATTACACGATAAGTTTTTATCTTTAAATGAATTTATTCACATGATCGAAACTGCCATACATGGATCACATCACAAATTCCCAAATTTTAGTTGTTTATATGATTTCTTACCTGCAGGTTTACACGAACCAGTGACTGAAATTGATAAGTTATTTTTAGAAGATAGATTTGAATGGGGTGGATTATATTGTGGTTATAATACATTAGGAAAAGACTATCTATCAATAGCGCCTGAAAATGATTGGGAGGTTATTGCACGTGATGAAGTTAGACCACAAATTAGATTTGCACCAGAAACATGGATGAATTTTGGTCCTGACATGACCAATACTATTCGTGAGAGTTTTTATGGTTGGTATTTATCTCTTTCGCCAGAGGTTCAGTCGAAAGTACCGATTGATGATATGCACAAATTATCATTAGGTAGATATAAATTGGGAAGAATAATTATTGACGATTCTATGTTAGCAATTGAATCGGACGTTTCTAAATGGTTCACACCATCAGGACCATCCGTAGCGTGGGCATTAGGAGATGAAAGTTGTAAGACTAGATGGAATAGAGAGGTATTTTCCCAAGTTAATGGAATTAAAGAAATAAAAATCTACGAATAATGAGAAAAAAAATAAAAGAAGTGGTAAACAATCATCCCGATGTTTTACAAGTAACGTGGGTAATTAATACGATATGTTCAAATAAATGTGCATATTGTGTCCCCGCTTTACATAGTGGACATAATCACGGGTATACTTGGGAGGCGGTTAAAGCATTCTTCGATGAATTGTTTGTTAGATACCCAAAAATACATGTGTCAATTGCTGGTGGTGAACCAACAATGTCACCATTTCTTTTAGACCTGTGTAAAATGATACACGAAAGAGGTAGTACTGTTGGACTTACCACAAATGGTACTCGTAATATGGAATATTATTCTGAATTATCTAACTACGTTAATTATATAGTATTCACATATCACCCACAGTATGGAGATAAGAATAAGGTTTTAGATAAAATTAAGGTATCCGTTGATAATTGTTATTGTTCTTTAAGAATAATGATGGACCCCAAACATTGGGATGTTGCGGTTAATATGTTTAATACAACTAAAGAAAGTGATGTCATGAAATATTTTAATATGGAAGCTGTAAAAATATTAGATTGGGATCAAACGGATAGAGAAACTTTATTATATACCGAAGAACAATTAGAATGGTTTAAAGGAGATAATAGAATTAACACCAAAATAATTTCACCAAATATAAATAAAGTTGCATTAATAGGTTCACATTTTATTTTGGAAGATGGAACTATAGATACCAAAGGTGATGCGGTTGATTATATTAACGAAGGTTTAAGTGATTTTTACGGATACCAATGTGACATAGGTTTGGAATCTTTATTTATTTTTGCTGATGGGGAAATAAAAAGAGGTAATTGTGTTGGATTTAATTTGGGTAATATAAATAAATTACAAGAAATAAAATGGCCAAAAGGTCCCATAACATGTCCATGGCATATCTGTCATTGTGCAACAGATGTTATGATAAGTAAAAGAAGTCCGGAGTTAGTAAAAGGAAATTAATATGATAAAAAATTTTTTTGATGATGCGTTAACTAATAGTTGGACATCTGATGGTATACCTGAAAATATATTTGATACAAATTGTAATTGGCCATATTCTGTGATTGATTTTGATAATGATTTTGATGGGATGTTAGAAGAAATTAAATCATTAGAAAAAACATACTTTGTTAAACATAGGGATAAAGATAAAATTAAATCGTATAATCACGAAGGATGGAATGCGGTGACGTTACACGGAATTGATTCAACTAAGACGGAACACTTTGACAGATATGGATTTAAAACACAAGAAGAGGCAAATTATAATTGGACCGACGTTTGTGAATACCTTCCAAAATTAACTAACTTTATAAAATCATTAGGATATGAACAATATGATAGAGTTAGAATTATGAAATTAGAAGCTGGTGGGTTTATTATGCCTCACACCGATGGTAAAGGAAGAATTTTTGGACCACTTAATATAGCAATAAACAATCCTGAAGGTTGTCAGTTCGTATTTAAAGACCATGGATTGGTTCCATTTAAAAAAGGTAGAGGTGTATTCCTTGATTTAGGAAATGAACATGCAGTTTGGAATAATTCTAATGAAGATAGATATCATGTAATTGTTCATGGATGGATTAATCCTAAATTATTAAACGATTCAATAACTTACACTAATACATTATATGGACATAATTCACGATAGTTTTATAAACGATATTAATCTTTCAATTTGTATATTTCCTTCAGATACACTTCATAATGAAGAGTTATCTAAAAGAATGGTTGAATTTACTAAATTCTATTCCTATAGAATCAATGAAATTTCTAACAAAACAATTGACGTTTTTGAAAGCGAATCAATATATAAAGCGTTAAAAGAGAATTATGAAAAATACGACCACATATTATTCATGGCTGCGGGAGTTCGTATTTTCGACAGCTCAATAATATTTGATATTAAAAATGAAATTCTTAAAAATCCAAATTATATGGCTGCAGGTCATATATTGGAATGGAAAGAACTTTGGTATGAATTACATCACCAATTTGTATTAGTTAACACTAAAAATTGGGTAAAGGCAGGTAAACCCGAATATGGTGGATGGGAATATGAAGAAGACGATTTAGTTGTTATAGAAAGAAGTGTCGAAAATTTCCACGACGATTACACACCACTATGGATTAAAAATACTGGACAAATCGAAAAACGACACCACCAAAAGCAAGGGTGGAAATTTATTAATGAATCATTAAAGAACGGATTTGATATCATCAATTGGAATGAAACAATAAGAAATAAAAGAACGTACTACTATCCCGAATCTAACAGCAACAGATTCTTAGAATGTTTAAAAACACAAACAGTTGATACCACTCTCAACACAAACCAAGTTAAATTATTACAAATACCAAATTCAATTAAAAATCAAATATGGTTATTAAATTCAGAAGATATGAATTTAACCTATGGGTATAAAAATAATAAGTTTGACACAATTGCAGTTCCTGCGGGTGGGTTTAAATTTTTAGATTCATTAAAGAGTAATCATTTAAAAGAGGGTGGTAAATTAATCATATATGATTTTAATGAAAAGAGCTTAGCATGGATTGATTTGATTTATAAAAGTAATATACGAGACATCAAACTGTTAATTAACCAATTTAGTGATAATAATTTTTTTCATTTTTTAGGAATGGGACAAAAGGTATTTGGGATTGATGGAAAATTCACAAATAACTTTTTATTAAGTTTAAATCGAACTTTTGATTACTTCGGGGGAGAAAACCTATTTTATGAATTTTTAGACAAATTTAGAACATTAGATGTTGAACTATTACATATTGATTTAATACAAAACCCTAAGTCATTATTAGACAAAGTCAATGGTCAAAAAAATTATATCAGCATATCAAACATTTATTGTACTGATTTTACCAACTCATTTATAGGGTTAAGTAAAATTCAAGAAAAGTATGATGAGTTTATGCACAACTTACCTAACAACACGGTATTAGTTGGATTTGACCCAACGTGTTCATTCATTGATAAATTATATTTTAATGAAGAGTCAATTAAATTAAAAGAACAAATTGAATCAATTGGTGCGGATAGAGACCAATTAATTTTAAAACATATTTTAGAAAGGGATGTACAATCAACAACGAAAATGCCGATGAATCATGCGTCAGCACATATAGGTGTTAATGGACAATTAAAATATCAAAATTTTAACGAACCAACAGCATTAAAAGATTTTAATGAGGGACGTGAGAGAGTTGTAATGGCAATATGTCCAAGTTGGGGCGTTATTTTCCCACCATATGGCTTATCTAAGATTGTTGGTACATTACGAAAGGAAGGATTTGCTTGTAAAGTATATGATTTAAATGTTCAATTATATCATAATTTAATTGAAAGAACAGGAGAAGATTATTGGAGATCAGAGAAATTTTTCTATTGGGAAGATTCTTGGTTTTTTAATAAGTATCTTTTAAAAGAAATAGAACCGTTTTTAAATGCTGCGGTGGATAAAATTGTATTAGATAAGCCAACCGTTATTGGGTTCAGTATGTATACCACTAACAGTCAGGCAACTCTATTAATGGTAAAAAAATTAAGAGAGAAATTACCCAATGTTGCAATTGTTGTTGGTGGGCCGGCAGTATCAACTGAAGCGTGGTTGTTGTCATCACAATTTTCAAAGTATGTTAATTACTTTTTTAAAGGTGAAGCGGAGGAAAGTTTTGTAAACTTCTTAAATGATGAAACACATTTAAAGAGATTACCAAGTGAAGGTGTTTTTATCGGCGATTCAAATAGTAGATTAAATTTAGATGATAAAGCGTATGCTGATTTTACGGATTACGATTTAGAATCTTATTTACATAAAGACGGTGTTAGTATTGAAACATCGAGAGGATGTGTTGCTCAATGTAGTTTTTGTGCGGAAACTTATTTTTGGAGATTTAGATCTATGACGCCAGAAAGGGTAATTGAGGAAATGAAATATCAAATTGAAACATACGGTGTTAGAAGATTTTGGTTTGTGGATAGTTTGGTAAATGGTAACCTTGCTAATTTTCAAAAATTAGTGGACCTAATCATTGAAAATAAATTAGATATTGGTTGGAATAGTTACAGTAGATGTGATGGTAGAATGACCAAAGAATTTATTAATAAGATTGCGGATTCAGGATGTACTGCATTAAGTTATGGGGTTGAGTCGGGTAGTCAAAAGGTTCTTAACGATATGAGAAAGAGAATTGAGATTTGGGAAATTGAAAACAATCTAAAAGACACATACTTGACCCAAAAAATTTGGACTCACGTTAATTGGTTAATCGGATTCCCAACAGAAGAACATATCGATTATTATCATAGTAATATTTTAATTTATAATGTGAGAAAGTATATCCACCAATTAAGTCCAGGTATGGGTTGTGGCCCAAGCGCACTTAGTGATTTACAAGAAAGATTTGACATTTATGGAATTGCTTGGCAAGAGAGAATATGGGACAATCAAGTATTTGGTAATTGGTATACACATGGATATAAAAATACACAGTTAAATCGTTTCGTAAGAATTAAGTGTTTTCATATTTGGTTAGAGATATTAAAGGACTTCGCAGGTAGTGTTTTAGATAACGCACAAAGACACGGAGATATTACCGAATGTTTTACATTTGAGACATCAAACACCAATATAGATGAATATATACCGCAAGACGATAATATTAACTTCAAGTTAATAACTGAAGATATGTCAACCTCATTTTTAAGTACAAACATCGCAAATGAATTTTTACCAATATTCTATGGTTTATTTAGGATATTCAAAGGATTCAAAATGAACATCATATTTGACCCTGAAAAGGATATAACATCGTGGGGTAGTATATCGGTAAACTATAGGGCTAATATATCATTTGAAATTGATGATAAGGGTAATTACCAATATAAAATTAATCACGAAATGAAACACTATGGAATGACACCAAAAATAGAAGAAACATATAAATGGGAAAGACAAAATAGTCACGGTGATATGTCATTTAAAGATACTTTTAATAATAGTGGTAACATATATAAATGGTTAACTAAAGATTCATTAGTAAAAGAAACAATTCACGAACAGTTTCGTAGTAAATCAAAAAAAGTTTCGATTGCAACTGGACCAATTTTAAGAAATTTAATATAATGGGAATAATGTTATTTAATGGGTGTAGTCATACTGCGGCTTCTGAAATGGAATATGAACATCAATCATCTTGTTATGAAAAATCATGGGGTAAATTTTTATCCGACATGACTGGAGATGAATATGTTAATATCGCCAAAGGAGGTGCAAGTAATGAATACATTTTTAGAACAACTCAAGATTGGATAATTGAAAATGTATTAATTAATAAATCACATAAAATAGAAGATTTACATGTGATTGTTATGTGGTCAGGATTCGACAGAAAAGAAGTATATATTCCCGATGTTAATATGGTTGCTAACATAAATCCAATGTATAATTTAAAAGATGCTCCAAGTATGAAAAACGAATTGGAAAAATTTAGAGATACGATAGTTCATTTTCATGACATACTATATTCTAATTTAAAAAATTTAAGATATGTAAATAATTTATCTATTTTTTTAGATACTTTTAAAATTAAATACACATTTTTAAATGGATTACATTCCTTTTTGAGTTTAGAAGATGTAGATAAAAATCACATTTTACGTTCATCATACATTAATAATCTTTGGTTATATGACGACACTAAAAAAATAAAACATATTGGGTTTAACAATACCGACCAAACTTTTTTTGGACATTTAACTAATAAAACCAACTTTAAATGGTCCGTACATTCTAAAAAAGGACATTTTGGTGAAGACGCCCACAAATATTGGGCAAAAAAAGTTTATGAAATTATCAATGAAGAACCAAAAAAAAGAAAATTATTATGAAAGTAGGTTTTATAGGTGTTGGTAAATTAGGTAAGGACGCCGCAGAGACTATGGTTAATGCTGGACATCATGTTGAGGGGTATGATATAGTAACTATCCCACACACTAAATTTATCATGAATTATAATTTAAAGGACTTATGTGAAGGTAAGGATTTGATTTTCGTTGCGGTACCCACACCACACCATAAGGATTATGATGGTAGTAAACCAACATCACATTTACCTCCTAAAGATTTTGATTATTCAATTGTTAAAGAAGTACTCCAAGAAATAAATCAATATACAACTAAAGAACAATTAGTAGTACTAATATCAACCGTTTTACCTGGTACAATAAGAAGAGAATTTTACCCATTAATTAAAAATTATAGGTTCATCTATAATCCTTATTTAATTGCGATGGGTACAGTTAAAGAAGATATGGTAAGACCGGAAATGATCATAATTGGAACAGAAGATGGGACAAAAACAAGTGACGTGGACAAATTAACCGAATTCTATGGAACATTTGTGTATCCCAAAACAAGATGTGAAATTGGTACGTGGGAGGATGCGGAGGCTATCAAAATATTTTATAACACATTCATATCAATGAAAATTAGTTTTGTTAATATGATACAGGATATTGCCGATATGGATGGTAACATGAATACCGATTTAATAACTAACGCATTAGAAAAAAGTACTCAAAGAATTATTAGTTCGGCTTACATGAAAGCGGGTATGGGTGATGGTGGACCATGTCATCCAAGAGATAATATTGCCTTAAGATACCTTGCTAAAGACATAGGACTGGGATATGACTTGTTTAGTTCAATTATGGTGTCTAGAGAGAAACAAGCTAAGAATTTATCAATAAGAGCTTCTAATCTTTCATTTATGAACAATTTACCTATTGTTATTATGGGTGAAAGTTATAAACCTGATGTTGAATATACAGACGGTTCTTATTCTCGTTTAATAGGGTATTATTTAAAAGATAACGTTAAATATGATATAATAGACGGTCCTGCAGTTTATGTGTTGGGTCACAGAAACACCTTCAACGAAACCATATTTCCCGAAGGAAGTATTGTATTAGACCCATGGAGAGAAAGGAAAAATAAGGACACTATTTATTATGGATACAATAGAGAATAATGTACATAATTGGAATATCCGCATACTATCACGATTCGTCCGTTTGTTTATTTAGAAACGGACAATTAATCTACGCTTGCGAGGAAGAAAAATTCACAGGTATAAAACACGATAGTTCATTCCCAATTAATTCATTAAATTACATATATAAACAATATAAATTAACAAAGGATAAAGTTGAGGCTGTTTGTTATTATGAGAACCCAAAATTAAAATTAAAAAGGGTTATTGATAATGCAAAGAGTCAATTACTTACTAATCCAATATATTGTATTAAATCATATTTTAATATTAAAAAAAATATATGGAATTTAAATAAATTGTTACCAAAATATGGTAATAAGGTATTTTACTCTAACCATCACGATTCCCACCTTTACTATTCTTTTTATAGTTCAAATTTTGATAACGGTATTTGTTTATCAATAGATGGTGTTGGCGAATATGAAACAATGTCCATGGCGTTAGCGGATAAAAAAAATATAAGTAAAATATCAATGGCGGAATACCCCCATTCTATTGGTTTATTTTATTCTGCGATGACATCATTCTTAGGGTTTAGACCAAACGAAGGTGAATATAAGGTAATGGGATTGGCACCTTACGGTAATCCAGATGTTTACATTGAAAAAGTAAGAGAATTGATTAAGTATAAGAATAGTAAACTAACTTGTAACATGGACGTATTCACATGGAACACATCTGACAAGTTAATGTTCAATGAGAAGTTAATTGAGTTATTGGGTATAGAGCCAAGGGTCCCTGAAGGGGGTTTAGAACCTAATTATAAGGACTTAGCAGCCTCGGTACAGAAAAGATATGAGGAAATACTTTTTGAGGTCTTAAAATCGATTTCTATAATAAATGACAATCGAAATTTATGTTTGGGTGGTGGTTGTGCATATAATGGAGTTGCTAACGGTAAAATAGTTAGAAATAGTCATTTTAACAATCTATGGATACCACCTGCACCATCTGATGCTGGTTCCTCAATTGGATCTTGTATTAACTATTTGGTAAATAATAATAAACTAAATGGTAGAATTAATAAGAATCCTTTTATTGGTCCACATTTCTATGATAATCAAATAGTCGCATCAATTAAGGGATATCGGTATTTTAAACTTAATTCTAGAGAAACAATGGTTAGAAATATTGCAAAAAAATTAAACGAAGGTAAAATTGTTGGATGGTATCAAGGACCTTGTGAATTTGGGTCTAGAGCCTTGGGTCATAGATCTATTTTGGCAAACCCAACAATTGTGGGTATGAAAGATAAGATTAATAAAACTGTAAAAAAACGAGAAGAATTTAGACCATTTGCACCGATGGTAGTAAAAGATAAACAACATGTTTATTTTAATGTTACTGACGATGTACCATATATGAATCAAGTAGTTACTGTCAAAGATGAGTACTTAGATAAACTACCGGCCGTCACACATGTTGATGGAACCGCAAGAATACAAACAATATATAAACATACAATTATGTATGATTTATTAATTGAATTTGAGAAACTAAGCGGTTATCCAATATTGTTGAATACGTCATTTAATATAAAAGATAAAACAATGGTATTAACACCAAAGGATGCGATAGATACATTTCATAATACCGATATTGATTTGTTAATAATAGACAATTACTTAATATACAAATAACATGAATAAAATATATAAGTGGATATTAGAAAAAATTGAAGATTATAAACGTAAAAAACGTTTTAAAAAGAAATTAAAAGAACTACAAAAAAGAGACCCATTCATCTATAATCATTAAATGAATAACGATTACATAGTAGTATTGGTTGCGGTCGGAGATACATACGTTAACGAAATACTTGAATATTATAAGGAATTAAAAAGTAATCAAAGTACAATTAAGATATTAACCGACCAACCGGAACACTTTGATTCTGATGATGTTATTTCATACGAAAAACCTATCTTCAATTATTTTGATAAGATATTCTTTTCTTTAAAAATGGTTGAAACTTATAGAAAGTCAGTAATCTATATTGACGGAAGTACCCCCATTTTAAAAGATTCGTTTGATAGGTTAATGGAACAGTTGACCTCCGATTTTTTATATGTTAATAATTGGCCAAAAGGTGATTTTTTCGAATATAAAGATGAGTCATGTTTTAGATTTTTATTAGAGTATATGGAATATAGAAACATTCCTTTAAAAAATTACCCAACAATAACGGAACAAATTATGGTTTTTAATAAATCAATTAATTACCAATTATTAAAAAAGGAATTACAAATAATACAACCGGTGTTTGATTATATCTCACTAATGAATGATATGACATATAGTAAACCATTTGTATTAGGTGGGGCTGAGGGTTTGGCGTTATCAATTATTATGAACAATAACGACATCACACATAAAAAAATTATTATATAATGAAAATAATAAGATGTTTATGGGGTAAACCTAATCACCAGTTTAAAGAAAAAGACTTAAATTTTTTTCATAACGAGTGTCACCAAACAAAAAAAATTGACGAAAAATACGATTTAAAAAACCAAATGGTTATTGTTTGGGATGAAATTAATTTAGAATTAATGGAAACACTTGGATACCCATACCACTATATGGGTGAAAGTTCTGAAATGGTAATAGAATATAATTTTTTACATAAATTATTGGCATTAAAAAAATCAATGGAATTATATGACGAAGTATTATTTTTAGATTGGGATTTTCACATACAAAAATCTTTAGACCAATATTTCTTTGATACTTTAAAAAATGGGAATGATATACAAATGCCTCTGTATTTTTATCCAAAGGAATTGATAACGTTATTTAAAAACATGGAATTAGATGACAAAAATGTATCAAGTTATTATAATAACCTATACCACCAAATGACTACCCATTGTAAATGGAATTTTCAAGATGGGTTAGTTATTCCAAACGCTGGATTTATTTATTGTAGAGATAAAGATTTCGTTACCAATATTATAGATATACAAAAAAAACACAATATAACAACGAACATTGAAGAAATATGCTCAATGATATATTTTAACAGCATCGTAAATGGTTTAGAAGAATATCTTGAAAAAATAGAACCTATTGTTTGTAATGGTAAGATTGATTCCGAAATGATGGGAAAACAAATTTTATTAAACAATTACACAACCAAAAAATTAAATAAAGATATATATTTTATACACGAATAATAATTTGATTTTTCAAATTTATTTCGTATATTAATAGTAATATGATATATTGGCTAACAGGACAACCGGGCGCAGGAAAAACAACCTTGGCAAAATACCTGGTGGAATACTTCCCAAAAGATGAGGTTACCCACATCGATGGGGATGATTTAAGAGACATCTTTAAGAATAAAGACTATTCCATAACAGGAAGAAGATTAAACATTCAAAGAGCACAATACATTGCACAATTCATGCACAGCAAAGGACATAATGTTATTGTATCCTTAGTTTCGCCATATAGAGACCAAAGAGAGGATTTTAAATTCAACACATCAGTTGTTGAGATTTATGTTCACACTACAGAGGATAGGGGTAGGAATCAATTCCATGTTGAGGAATATGAGCCACCATTAGAAAATTTTATAGATATAGACACAACAATAAAAAACGAAACAGATTCATATTATGAACTCTTAAAAAAATTATCATTATGAGTAAAAAATACGCAATGTATGTTGGTAGATGGCAAAATTGGCACAAGGGTCACGAATGGCTTATTAACCAACAATTAGATAAAGGAAAAGATGTGTGGGTTGCAATTAGGAATGTACCCACAGATGAAAATAACCCTAAGACCGCACAGCAAGTCATGATGGATCTTAGTGAAGAACCTTTCTTTAGAGAAAATTCACAAAGAATTAACATATCAATTATTCCCGATATTGAGAGTATTAATTATGGTAGAGGGGTTGGATATGACGTGATATATCATGAACCTCCTGCGGATGTTGCGGTTATTAGTGGAACGGCAATTAGAACCGGACATATGACACCCGATGGTACAATAACATATGACCAAACTAAAGGATAATGATAGTAGAGAGGAAGAGACACATAGCTAAAACGATTTCATATAGAGTAGTAAGCACAATGATTGGGTTTATTATTATGTGGTGGGTAAGTGGGTCAATTAAAGTTGGTGCCGCTTTTGGTGTTGCAGAATTAGTTTATAAACCAATTCAATATTATTTACACGAAAGAATTTGGTACAAGTGGATTAAGTACGGTTTAAAAAAATAAGATAGTATGATTTCAATCGATAAAGATAGTAAAGTGCTAAATGATGATGATATGGAATTATTACAAAAAAAATGTGATAATTTTATTCCATCTCAATCACCAACACTAGATAAAGATAATATAAATTTTTATTTTAGAGAGTATATGGATTTAAAAGACCCCTTGATGCATAATATTGTTATGGGATTAGAATCGTATATTAAAACTAAGTTGTACACTAATTTAGAATTAAAATCAATGTGGATTAATAAAATTGACATTAATTCTAATAAAGATGATAATTTTCATAAGGATATCTCCCCATGTTCATTAATATTATATTTAAATGATGATTATATTGGGGGCGAGTTAGAATACATTAATGATACTAATAATAGATTGAAAATTATCCCACAAAAAAAATTAGTGGTTATTATGAATAATCAGTTAGAACATAGAGTCCTACCTGTTACTAGTGGAGTAAGATATAGTTTGGTGGCGTTTTTTGGTTTTATGGATAATCAAAATAAAAGTATAATTTAAAGCATGGAAAAAATATTTTTTGATGACACTACTTACATTTGGAAAACCAAATTAAATTATATAAGTGATAAATTATTCTTTTTAAAAGAAGCATACTCTCTTATAGAATCCCAATCTAAAGTTAAATCAGATGGATTTGGATATAAAATAGTATGGAACGAAAATTTAAATTTTATTGGCGATATTAAGGTTGAAACAAAATTAGACCAGATTTTTCAAATCGGTATTAATAAATGTAAAGAAATTTATAATGAAAAAAATATAAATTACAATAAAATTAATACTGACTCTTGGGTTAATGTTGTTCGATCAAAGGATCCCGTACAAGACAATTTTCACAATGGTGAAAAATATCATACACATACCGAAATTAATAAAGGAAACAAACAATTTATTCCGCACTATACATATGTTTATTATATTCAAATGCCAGATGTAATGAATGGCGATGATGGTGTATTATTTTTTTTAGGTGAAAACAATAAAGAATATTTCATCAAACCAGAAGAAGACGATTTAATTATTATGGAAGCACATATCCCACACGCGCCAAATAATGCCCCTAATTCAACAATTGATAGAATCGTCATGGCGGGAAATGTTGGATTTGATTTTATTAAGAAGGAAAAATCGTTAATATAATGTTGGTAGATAATAATTTTATATATGTGAATTTACCAAGATGTGGGTCAACCTCATTTCACTATTCATGTATATTACACGATTTAGAAATAAAAAGTCTGAATTCAGAATGGGGAAAAATAAACTCTAAAATTAATTTCAAAAATATAGACGAAAAGGATATAATGCAACTAATCACACACGGGCACGAGGAGTTGCCATTACTTAGAGAAAAGTTTGGATTTCAGTACCCTATAATTGCGGTTAAAAGGGATAGGCACGATACTTTTTATTCGTTATATAAACACATTATTTTTGATTTGAAAAGAGCTAATGCACACAAGGTTTATGATTTTTTTAAAAATATAAGTTTAGATGAATTATTTTTTTTTAAAACAGAAGATTTATACTCTAATGAGAATAGACTTAACATAATAAACGATTTTTTATTAAAAAACAAATTTATTAAAAATCCCTATAGGCCATCTAAACTTATGGACTTATATTCCGAAGAATATATGGTAAACGTAATTAATATATTAATAACACCATCATCATATTGGCACAATCACGATAAGGATATTATTTGGTTTGATATTAAAGAATTAAGTCTTATGGAAAAATGGGTTTCGAATAAAATTGGAAAAGAATTTAAACTAAAACAAGTTAATTCTAGCCAACATATAGAGTGTTCTCTAAAACTAGATCAAAATTTCAAAGAAAGGTACAATAGTATTTATGATTTTTATGATATACCAAAAACTAATAAGACACTAATATGATAAAAAATTACTATATATTTGATGACGTAATATCAACTGAAGAACAAAAAATTATAAACGATTATGTAAATCGTTCTAATATAGAATGGGTATCAATGAAAAATATTACTGGTGAATATGGTGGTAAAAAAGAAACACGCGATTTCCCAGCAAAAGTTCATCCAAAACCCAAATGTAAAGACGAAGAAATTAACCGCATAATTGATAGTATAGAATTGAATGTTGCAAAAAAATTAAATTTAGAATTTATTAAAAACTATAGATGGAAAATTAATTGGACCGCACCAATTGGTGAGTATGATCCTATGGATTTACTACATTACGATGATGCTACCGAACACATTGCTATGGTTTATTATATTAACAACTCAACCGGAGATACCTGTATTTATAATAATATTAATGGAAATAACGCTGAAACATTTCAAGAAAATTTTAATAATGTAGATTATGACTCATACTCACTATTGGCTAGCGCATCTCCTAAAATGGGTAGATGTCTTGTATTTGATGGAAAATTAGCTCATCTTGGAAATTACCCATCAAATGGAGATAGGTTTATTATAAATTTTAATTTTGTTGCAAAGATAAAAAACTCACGAAACACATTGATATAAAATGATTAAAATACCCACAATTAATTATAAAGAAATATTTGATGCTTGGATAATTTCGATTAATCCAACACCAAATCAGGTGGAATTGGCCAAATTAAGACTCGAAGTATGTTTAGGGTGTGAATTTAGAAAGGAAACAATAAAGGGGTTAAAATGGAGTGCTTTGTGTAATATGTGCGGATGCCCCTTAAATAAAAAAGTGTTCTCAACATACTACAACGCCTGTCCAGCAAAAAAATGGGAAAATACCGATTTTGGTTATATAACCCCAACAGAAGATAAAAAAAATAAGACATTAATGTGATATTTTGATTAAAATTATTAATTCACCTATTTATATATAAAGGGAATAGAAATTATGAAAGCAACGATAATTGGTAGTGATTTACTACAAAAAGATGGTTCAGTTAAAATTATAGAAATAAACACTAACACCTGTATCTCCAACGATGGTGCAAACTTATTGGATTATACGGCGTTATTCAGTGTGTTAATGGATAATAATATTACAGAATTTCATTATATATGGACTGAAGGAAAGGCGTATTTACCTTTAGATCAACCACATATATTTCGTAATATATTACAAACTAAATGTTCAGAAAACAATATATCTTTTAACGAACACATTGTACCGGCCAATTCAGTTACGGTACCCTATGTAGAAGACGCGTCTCATAAATTTATTTTAAGACAAGCATTTGATACCACAGCATTAGTGGATGATTTATATTGTGCTGACAAATTTGAGTTTTTTAATTTAATGAGTGGATCTACATATACCCCAAAAACATATTTTACATCTGAAGAATTAAATTTAAATACTTTAGATGAAGTAGATTATACCACAACCAAACCAAATCTTTTGATAAAATCAAAACAGGCTTCGTATGATGTTATGACATATCCAGCAATATATAATGTTACCGATTCAAATCAACTATCTGAAATTATTGGTTCCGTTGAAGGTGGGCATTTAGTTCAAGAATTTATATTTTCTGAGGATAATGTGGTGGATGGAAGATATTCAACAATAAGAAGTATTGATATTATATATGGTCCTAATTTAGACATAATTAATATGGGTGGGTATACCCATTCTACTAGATTACCACTTACATTTAGTGAGGATGAATTTATTTCTGACACTAGAAAGTTTAATCAAAAAACTAGACATAAATATATTACAAAATCTATTAGGAATCGAGTAGAAGGAAACGACTACCATACAGACGACGATTCAAATATTTTAAAATACGATGGTACTTTGGCAGATGTTGATACTATTCAATTAGGTGATTTTATTCGTTCTATTAATTTTACCGATACTAATGAAAATGAAGCGGCTTCATTTACAAATAATATAGCCACATATGGATGGACTGGTACACTATCACAATTAAACAATACGTTAACACCAATGCAATCTGAATTAATAGGTATGGTATCAACATCAGTAGAAATGGTGATGATAAAGGTAACTTTAACAGATGGGCGAACTTGGACAGAAGCTCCAAATTCTACTTTTTTTATTGAAGAAAAAGACTCTACCGAAACCAGATGGGAGGTAATAAATAATTGTTATATTGGTGATAAAATAGTTGTTACAGATTCTAATACAACCGAATTAACGGCGGTAGCGATTTCTAATTTAGAGATGGTATACGAAACTAAAACAATATATACTTTAGATTTTGCGCCATCAGATTTATTCTTAGTGGATGTTGGAGATAGTGAGTTTAGTGTAATGCACAACTCTTGTTGGTGTAGCTGGAGTTACTGTGGTAACTGGTGCTACTCCAGTTATTGTCCAACCTGTTTTGGTGAAAAATAAACTATATAGTTCTAACTCAAAAGTATAAATAATTCAAATAAAAATAAAATCATGGCAAAAGTAGAAAAAATAAAAATACAAAGACCCGCACAGGTAGTTAAAGTAATTACTGGTCCATTATCTAATGATTTAAAAACAAAAACAGCCGCAGCGTTTGAGGCGGTCGTATCTGCAATTAAAGTTAAACATTTAGGAGAATAATATCTACTAAGTATTTGATTTCATTAGTTAAATTGTTATAAAATGAAATCTAAAATAGATTTAAAGAATTATTTTTGTAGTGTTCCCTTTAATTCATTAGAAATACATAATAATGTCTGCTTTACTTGTTGCCCATCTTGGCTACCCAATAAAGTAGAACTTAGTGAAATCCCATTAAAAGATGTTTTTAATAGTGAACCAATTATTGATATTAGAAATTCTATATTAGATGGTTCATTTAAGTATTGTAGTAAAGAACTTTGTCCTTATTTAAGTAAATTGGTAAACTATGGGGTAACATCAGGACCCGTTACTTTAAAATCAGATTCAAACATTAATACTCCGATTGTAGAAAATAATACACCCAATTATTTGGTGATGAATTTTGATAGAACTTGTAACTACAAATGTCCTTCATGTAGAGTTGATTTAATTGTTGAAAATAGTGAAGGTATAAAACGAGTTGAAAAAACAATTGAGGAGATTGATAATTACTTTTCACAACACGTTAAGACTTTATACATTACAGGATCGGGAGACCCCTTTGTTTCGGTTGGGTTTAGGAACTATCTTAGAAACTTTAACCCCAAAAAATATCCAAACTTAAAATCAATACACTTACATACTAACGCATCAATGTGGAATAAAGAAATGTGGGATAGTATGCCAAACGTACACAAATACGTTCACACCTGTGAAATCAGTATAGATGCCGGAACAAAAGACACTTACGAAAATAAAACGAGAATAGGTGGTAAATGGGATAATCTAATAGATAATTTAAAATTCATAAGTACGTTACCGATAAATGTAAAAACTTCTTTTGTTGTACAAGATAGTAACTATATGGAAATGGAAACATTTTATAATTTAATGTACTCTATTTTTGGTAAGAAAGTAAATGTGTTTTTTGGTAAGATAACTAATTGGGGAACATTTTCTGAAGGTGAATTCAAATTAAAACAGGTATGGGATGCGGAACATCCAGAACATCAGTTGTTTAAAAAAGAATTTAATAAAATATGGAAAAATCAAAACCTATTCCATAATTTATATGAGTTCATAAATAACACAAATAAAACATTAATATGAGAATATTAACTATTGCTTTATCAAGGAGTGGCGGATATCAATTGAATGAATGGTTGGCATTGGAGCTAGGATATAAAATGATACATGAACCAATAAGAACAAATCAATCAGTAGAGGGGGACAATATCGTAGTGAAGTATTTGATAAATGAAATAGAAAATAGAATGGATATCGATTTTACCAATTGGGACAAGATAATTGGATTAACACGAATGGATGTAAGGGAATGTGCAATATCCCAAACCAAAGCGGTACAAACAAACGAATGGAGAGGTGGATATGAAGTTAGTAATGAGTGGATAAAAGAAAACGAAATAGACATAAATCATTTTGAAGAGTGGGTTAACAAACGAAACGATTTGATTAATGGAATAAACGAAATCCAATTAAGAGTTACATACGAGAGGATATACAATACAAAAGAGGACATACAAAGAATAAAGGATTACATAGGCATAACAAGTACAAAGTATGAACACCTATTAGATAATACAAATAGATTAAGGGATAGGGGTAAAACAAAACGAAAACTTTTATAAATTAATATGAACCCATTAGAATATTGGAAACCTGAAACTTTTGAGTTATCGTCGTTCCAATTTAAATTAGATGAAAGAAAAGGGAAGACATATAGAACATCCGGAAGTGATAATACCGGTTTATGTGTGTATACCTATAATGAATTAGGATTTAGAGGTGATAGTATTAAAAAAGAAGGGTTTAAAGTTATGTCATTTGGGTGTTCAAATACCGAAGGTGTTGCAGTTAATGGTAATGAAACTTGGCCGGCGCGATTTACATCGTTGATACCAAACGGAGTTGATTTTAATTTTGGTACAGGGGGTAGAAGTAATGATTTTATTGTTAGATGTTTATTAACATATTATGATGTGATAAAACCTGATTTAATACTAATAATGTATCCATCACCTTTAAGAAGAGAAATTTACACTAAAGACGGAGGAATTGAACCTTTTATGACGACGGTTTCTTGGGGTTATTTAAAACAAACGGATGACGGTATTAAAACACAAGAATATTTAACTTATTTACAAAATGATAATGAGGATTTTATAAATTGGTATAAAAATCATTTATTAATAAAATATTTTTTAGAATCAAAGAAATGTAATTGGTTATGGAATGGTAATGTTAGAATACCAAAAGAGTATGAAGAATTTAATAGATTTGATGGTGATTACTACCACCCATTTTTAGATTTTGGAGTTGATAATGTACACCCAGGTCCAAAACACAATAAAGAGTATGCAACTAAATTATTCAACCATATATATAAAAACTTCAACGAATACCTACCATCGGGATTAACACAACCCCCAAAAAGTTTAATTTAATTCGATTACTATAACCGAAGGTCAGAGTATTTATCTAAGTATAATACCATATTTAGATGAAAATATTTGACGCACACATATCGGGGAGTTTATCAGTATCCTCCTCAGCCGAAATTTCTAATAATTTACTCGTTTCGGGTAACTTAAATGTACTCGGCATCATTAATGGTAGCGTTTCGGGAAGCACAACCAACGCTGACACCGCTTCTTTCGCTCCAAAATATAGTTTAACCTCTAGTTTCAACACATTTACCTCCTCTTACAACACAGGTTCATTTACCGGATCATTCAAGGGAGATGGTTCTAATTTATATAACATACCCGCAAGTGGAGTAACAGGATTAGAGTTAAATAAAATAGTAAACGGTTCTGCAAGTGCCTCAGTTTTAAGTGATGGTACTTTTAGAGTAAATGGAGATGCCTATATTGATGGTACATTAACCGCAAAAGAAATACATACGAGTATTGTTACGTCTTCAGTACTTTACGAAAGTGGTAGTACTAAATTTGGAGACACGGTTGATGATACTCATTCATTTACTGGTTCTGTTAACATCTATGGTAATCAAAGCATTAGTGGTACACTTTCTATAACGGGCTCTATAATTCCAAACGGTAATTTTTTATATGATTTGGGCTCGGAAACAAATTCTTTTAGAGATTTATATATTTCAACTGGTTCCATTAGATTCCACAATCCAGATGGTACTGAGCAAGGTAGAATTACGGTTGATAGAAGCAGTGGTGACATTTCATTATTAAAAACTGCAGGTTTAACAAATATACAAAAAGCAACAATTAGTCAAGGAAATATTAATCCTAATTTTTTAGCTGCAGTATCAGCATCAAATTTATTTGTTCATAATAGAATAGTGATGCCTCTTGCGGGAACAATAAACGGTATAAATTTAATCGCATTTAGTTCTTCAATTGCAACTACCGACGGTAATCAAAACACAAGATTAAATTCGATTGAGAGTACATCGGGTAGTTTAAATACCTTTACATCAAGTGCGTCAGGTAGATTAACCTCTTTGGAAAGTACTAGTAGTAGTATTAGATTAGATTTTAATAGTTTTACCTCTTCGTACAATACTGTAAGTGGTTCCATTAATAATAGATTAGGTAGTTTAGAATCCTTTAGTGGTTCATATACAGGTTCATTCTCAGGGTCTTTTAAAGGTGACGGTACAAACTTATTTAACATCCCTGCAAGTGGGGTTACAGGTCTTAATTTAACACGGATTGCCGATGGAGCAGCCACAGCATCTATTTCAAATACAAACGGACTAAGGGTTAACTCAAATACCGAAATTACGGGGACATTAAAACTTAACAAAGTCGAATTGGGTGGTAACAACATTGTTGATATCACTTTAACAGATGGAGGTGGAAAATATTTCATCAACGGAGTTAAGAACCCAAGGTTGTCCTTCATTAGGGGGTTCAAATATAGATTTTATTATAATAACATAGGGCAGCATCCATTACGTTTCTCTTTAATTGACAACGGGAGACACAATGGAGGTACGGAATATACCACCGGTGTAACAACTAATGCTGACCCTTTCTATATTGAAGTTGAGGTTACCGATGCTACTGCTGCAACACTCTATTATTACTGCGACCATCACGTTGGGATGGGTAATGCTATAACAGTGTATTCGGATTTTCTACATGGTCAATCTAGTATTGGTCTCATTAACGTAGATACAACTGCACTTGCCACAACCGGGTCAAACAACTTTACAAATATTCAAAGAACAAGTGGGTCCTTAGTGGTAACCGGTTCCGTTGATATCACAGGTTCAATTACATTGAATGGTCAAGCAATTGGAACAGGAAAATTGGATGAAACAACATTTCAATCATATACAAGTTCAAACGATTCAACCAACTCAACACAAAATAGTCGGTTAACATCAATCGAGTCTGCAACGAGTAGTTTGAATTCATTTACTAGTTCCATCGATAATACAATTAAAAATAAACTTAATACGGAATCTGTTATAACTGGAAGTGTTCAAGTTATAATAACAGGAACAACAGGGTATTCAACATTCAGTTCAAGTATATCTACAAGTATATCTACAAGTATATCTACAAGTATAGGTTTATTATCGGGTTCTGTTGCAACTACAACAAGTGGTTTATCTTCTAGCATCGGTTCTTTAAGTTCTAGTATTGCAACTACAACATCCGATTTAAGTTCAAGTGTTAATTCTTTGAGTTCAAGTGTTGCAACAACAACATTAGGCACAAAAAATCGAGTTGATTCAATTGAAACGAGTACTGGTTCATTGAATTCATTTACTAGTTCTATTAATACTACAATTAAAACAAAATTAGATAGTGAATCGGTTATTTCTGGTTCAATACAAGTTAATATAACTGGAACAACTGGTTATAATACATTTAGTTCTTCAGTTGCAACCACAACAAGTGGATTATCATCTAGTATTGGTTCTTTAAGTTCTTCAGTCGCAACAACAACATCGGGACTAAGTTCTAGCATCGGAAGTTTAAGTTCTAGTGTTGCAACAACAACATCAGGACTAAGTTCTAGTATAGGAAGTTTATCTTCTTCAGTTGCAACAACGACATTAGGATTAAGTTCCTCTTTATCTAGTTCAATCGGAAGTCTATCTTCGTCAGTTGCTACTACAACATCCGATTTAAAAAATCGAGTTGATTCAATTGAAACGAGTACTGGTTCATTGAATTCATTTACTAGTTCTATTAGTACAACGATAAAAGACAAGATGAACTCTGAAAGTGTTCTATCTGGTTCTATACAAGTTAATCTAACAGGAACAACTGGTTACAGTACATTTAGTTCTTCAATTGCAACAACAACTAGTGGATTAAGTTCCAGTGTTGCGTTAACAACTTCTGAAATAACAAGTACAGTAACAAGTTTAAGTTCTAGCGTTGCAACCACAACATCAGGATTAAGTTCGTCCATAGGAAGTTTGTCTTCTTCAGTTGCAACAACAACATTGGGTACGAAAAATCGGGTAGATTCAATTGAAACAAAAACAGGTAGTTATGCAACTACTGGGTCAAATATATTTCAAGGTAGTCAAACTATTACGGGATCGTTATATGTTTCCCAAGATTTAATTGTTGCCGGTTCATCATCAATACAACATATCAGTTCATCTATTGTTAATATTTCCGATAATATTATTACGGTCAATGCGTTAAACCCATCCGTTAGATTTGGTGGGTTAGCGGTTATTGATAGTGGTTCGTCTCCACAAGTATCGGGATCGATATTATTTGATTCCATAAATAACCAATGGTTATTTGTACACCAAAATCAGGCATCGGTAACATCGTCGGTTTTATTAATGGGTCCTGAAACATATGATAATTTAGGTAATGAATCATACATAACACAAAATAGACTTGTTAAGAGTACAGGAATTGAACATTTATCTGATAGTAATATAACAGATACAGGTACATTAGTTTCTATAAATTCAAATACAGAAATAACAGGTACATTAAATGTCACAGGAAATATTATTAATCCTAATATAACCGCAATTCAATCATCAACTGGAAGTTTAAATACTTTCACATCATCATTATTAAGTGCAATAGAATTAACAGGTTCTAACTTAACCGTTAGAGGTAACTTATTGGTTAAAGGGACAACAACAAACGTTAATACATCAACATTAGATGTTGATAACAATTTAATTAATCTTAATGGAGCTGGAGCGGCCAATGCTGGTCTAAGAATAAAAGATACCACCGGTGTAAGCCAACTTTCAGGTTCATTATTATGGGATGGAACAAATGATTATTGGATAGCAGGTCAATTAGGTTCAGAACAAAGATTAGTTAGAGAAACAGAATTTAATAATGCTGTCACAAGAATAGGTAATGTTGAATCAAGTACTGGTTCATTGAATTCATTTACTTCATCTATTAACACAACCATTAAATCAAAATTAAATAGTGATGGTGTTTTAAGTGGTTCCGTTCAAGTAAACCACAACGCAACAACAAATTATGTTGCAAATCAACACATAGACCACACAACCGTTTCAATTACTGCGGGTAGTGGTTTAACTGGTGGTGGAGATATATCATCTACACGGACAATTAATGTGGGTGCTGGTAATGGTATAACAGTAAACGCAGATGATATTGCAATTGATACATCATCAGCAACATTTACAACGGGTGTTAAATCAAAATTAAATGCTGATGGTGTTGTCAGTGGTTCATCACAAATAGACGGATCACAATTAGGACTTAATAAAACAATTACAATTGGTTCCACATCAACAACGTTGGGTGGAACGTCAACATCACTTGTTGGATTAGTATCTGTAACATCAACAGCATTTACGGGTTCATTACAAGGAAATGCAACTAATATAACCGCAACATCAAATACAAGTTTAACATCACTATCAAATCTTAATACGATTGGAACAATTACAGGCGGTACTTGGAATGGTACTGCAATTGGAGACGCATATATCAGTTCGGCGACAAACTGGAACACAGCATACAACAAAAGAATATCAACATTAGGATTCACAAGTTCAACTGTAACAATCACATTAGCAGATGCCACAACGGTTACTGCATCAGTACCAACTTTTAATCAAAACACAACTGGAACTGCTGCCAATATAACGGCAAGTTCAAATACAAGTTTAACATCGTTAGCTAACTTAGCAACTGTAGGTACAATTACAACGGGTGTATGGAATGGAACGGCAATTGCAAATGCATATTTAGCAAACTCATCATTTAATATTGGTACAACGTCAATATCACTTGGTAGAGCATCTGCATCGCAAACCTTAACAGGAGTTTCAATTGATGGTAACGCAACAAGTGAGACATTATCTACCGTTACCACTAGGGGGGCTTCTACAAGTAATGCAATAACAATTAACTTTTCAACAGGTGGATTAAATTTAAATAGACCCTCAACATCAAATTATGTTGGTATATACTACCAAACAGGCGCATCTTCCAGATGGTTTATTGGATTAAGAGAAAATTTAACATCAAACAATTATATATGTTATAGTGAATCACTTGGTGCTGATGTGTTGACACTAAACCAAACGACAGGTGTTGCAACATTTGCTTATAATATGACCGCCGCGAACTTTAGCGGAACACATAGTGGTACATCTTCAGGAACAAATACTGGTGATGAAACTTTAGCGAGAGTAAATGCGTTAGCGATAACCACAGTCGGTACAATCACAAGTGGTACATGGAACGGTACCACAATTGCAATTGCTAATGGCGGAACGGGAGCAACAACCGCAGCAACAGCAAGAACAAATTTAGGGTTGGCAATTGGTACTGATGTTTTAGCATATAGAACATTTGGTACAGCGGCAAATAGTGCAACGGGTGATTTTGCACCTGCGGCTGGTAGCACTTCTGTAACAACATTAGGTACCATCTCAACAGGTACATGGAACGGTAGTTCAATTTCAACAACATACACCGCAGCAAAAGTAACGGCAGTTAATCAGGGAACGGGTGTAAGTGTTGATACCACAACAGGTTCGGTAACAGTTTCAATTGGGCAAGCCGTGGCAACATCATCAAATGTAACATTTGCTAGAGTAACAACACCCAGAATTGCATTTGAACGGAATGCAAATACCGCACATGGTCTAAGTTGGTATAGTTTTGGTACATACACGGCTTGGTGTGACTATATGGCTAATGGTGGAGCAACAAGTACGGGACCAACAGGTAATATAACAGCATCAACGGGAACATATGTAACATCATGGGCTCGTCGTTTCTTTGTTGAAGATGCAAATACGTATGGTTGGATATTCGAAAAAGGAGGTACCACAAGTACATCACCAACCGTTGTGGCGGAATTACGTTCATCAGATGGTTTATTTAGTACCGCTGGTGCAATATACTCTGCAGGTAGTTTAGTAAAAACTTCAGCTAACTCATCATATTCAACAACATTCAGTAGTGTATCATCAGTAACAGTTACACATAGTTTAGGAACAAAAGACGTGGCAGTATTTGTTTATGACAGTTCAGATAATATGTTCTGGCCATCATCAATCGTTACAACAAGTACAAGTGTTGTTACAATAACTTTTGCATCTTCTAGGTCAGGTAGGGTTGTAGTTGTAAGATAAAATACGTATATTATAGAATATGTTAAGAGAGAATGTTGAAGTAAGTGGTTCATTAAATGTAAGTGGACAATATATCATACCTAGAGGACCGAGGGCGAATAGACCATCTAGTCCTGATATTGGGTCATTATATTTGGAAGAATCTACTAGTGGTAGTTTTGTGGTTACATATACGGCATCGTCGAATTATGATGGTGGTTGGGAACCAGTTGGTTCACAAAATACAGATAGAACAGGATTCAAGTATAGACAGGTTATTAATTACTCATACTTAGCTGGTGGTTATAAATCCGCATCACCATGGAAGAATGTTCATAGAACAACAAATTCAACAGACCAAACGGTTCACCTAGGTGAACTATTAGATTACCCAGCATCATATACATCTGGTGCTTGCAGTAAAAGTATTTTATTTCTATGGTCAACAAACACAGATGGTACATTTAAAGGAGATAGTACTATTCATTCAACATGGACTAGTGGTGTACACATGGTTAATGAAACCGCATATGCTCACCAATCAAAATGGGATTTAGCAAATGCAAGAGATGACTGCGGTACTTTACATCAAGAAACAGAGTTTGCGTGGATATTCGGTGCTGGTGTGGCTGCTGTTGAGAAATTTAATTTAACAAATGAAACGATGTATAGTGTGTACTATGGTGGACCGTACACTTTAACTGCAATGGAAACATCAATTACAGGTAGTGGTCCTTCTGGTGCATCAGGATTTTCAGATGAGAATTATGGTTATGGATGGACACAACAAAGTGGCACAAAACTATTCTTCGCAAATGATACATTCACAAATAATCAACAGTGGGGTGCGAGCGGTCAACAAAAAGGTATTAGTTCAAAGGTGGGTAAAGGTTATGCGGGAAATGAAGGAACATATAACGGAGGTTATAATTTAAGAAGATGGAATGTTTTTACTGAAACTAATTTAGGTAACGTTTCAAAACCGCACCCTAACTGCGGAGAAGAAAATTTTACATTGGGACAAGATCATCAATATATGTTAGGTTGTTATGACGGTGCACAGGTAAATACTAGTTGGAAATTTGTTTATGCTACCGATAGTGGGACTGTTAATCCGTCTGGTCTACCACCAGGAGTAAATGATGGAACATCATCTGGACATTGTGGATGGAGAACATAAAAATTATATTTATAAGATATGCTACACGAAAATATTGAAATTAGTGGGTCCTTAAAAGCACAAGGTGTAATAAAATCACCAGTTGGGTCACGGGCAAATAGACCAGGTAGTCCACAAACAGGTTCTTTATATTTAGAACAAGCCACTAGTGGTAGTTTTTTAATGGTTTATGTTGGTGTTAGTAACAATGATAGTGGTTGGGTTAGAGTATCGTCACAAGTAAATGCTAATGTTGGATTTAAATTCAGACAGATAATAAGCACATCTTTTCTTGCGGGTGGATACAAAGATTCCTCCCCTTGGAAAAATGTTCACAAAACAATTAACTCTACTGATCAGACAACTCACATTGGAGAATTATTAGATTACCCAGCATCATATACATCAGGGGCTTGTAGCAGATATATCTTTTTTGTTTGGTCTGTTAATACAGATAACGCATTTAAAGGGCCTAGTAGTGTAGATAGTGTTAGAACTTCAGCAATTAACATGGCTAATGATACAAAATATACACATCAAACCAAGTTTAATATTACCACTGCTAGAAGTGATTTAGGAACCATGCATAAAGAGACAGAAGTGGCATATATGTTTACTGGTGGTAGTGCTACCGTCGAAAGATTTGATTTAAGCACGGAAACAATATCAACTGGTTTTCATTTATCAACAATCGATGGTGGCGATGGAGGTTCTGCATTTTCTGATGAAAACTTTGGATATGGTTGGACATCTTCGGCAGGTATTAAAATGAGTTTTGCAACAGAAACAATTGCATCTTCTACACAATGGGGTGCACACTCACAACAAAAAGGAATTAGTTCAAAAGTTGGAAAAGGTTACGCTGGAAATGAAGGTTCTTATAATGGTGGATACAACCTTAGACGATGGAGCAACGCCAATGATACTAACATTGGTAACGTTTCAAAACCGCACCCTAACTGCGGAGAAGAAAATTTCACATTGGGTCAAGACCATCAATATATGTTAGGTAATTATGATGGAGCACAAAATAATACAAGTTGGAAATTTAGCTACACAACAGACACAGGAACAACTAGTGTAAGTGGATTAAACCCCGGTGTAAACGCTGGAACATCATCTGGACATTGTGGATGGAGAGCATAAAAATAATTAAATTATGATATACGAAAATTTAGAAGTTAGTGGTAGTTTAACATCAGATAGGGTGGTTAATAGACCACCTAGAGGTGTTAGAGCAAGCAGACCTGGTTCACCATTATCTGGTTCTTTATATTTGGAAGAATCCACTAGTGGTAGTTTCTTAATGTTATATACTGGAGTATCAAATATTGATAACGGATGGGAGAGAATTGCGGCACAAGAAACCATTCCAATAGCATTTAAATATAGACAAGTTTTATCATATACCTATTTGGCTGGTGGATATAAAGATTCATCACCTTGGAGAAACGTTCATAAAACAACCAACTCAACAAGTCAAACAACTCACGTTGGTGAATTATTAGATTATCCAGTATCTTATACATCGGGAGCATGTAATAAAACAATATTGTTTATTTGGTCAGTAAATGACGATGGAGCATGGAAAGGGCCGGATAGTATTCATGGAACTCGGACATCGGCAATCAATATGTTTAATGATACAAACTATGCTCATCAAGCTAAATTTAACACAGGTATTGCTAGAAGTGACGTTGCAACTATGCAAAAAGAAACGGAGTTTGCCTATTTAATTTCGGGTGGATCAACAACAATTGAAAAATTTAACCTATCTAACGAAAGTTATGTAAGTGGATTTGGTGTAACGTCAATAAGCGGTAACGATGGTGCCGGTGCATTTTATGATGAAAGTTTTGGATATGCGTGGACAACATCTGCGGGTATAAAATTTAATTTTTCAAATGAAACACCAAGTTCCTCAACACAATGGGGCGCACACGCACAACAAAAAGGTGTACCATCTAAAGTCGGTAAGGGATATTGCGGTAACGAGGGATCATATAATGGTGGTTATAACCTAAGAAGGTGGAGTAACTCCACAGATACGAATCTTGGTAACGTAGCTAAACCACACCAAAACTGTGGAGAAGAAAACTTAGCATTAGGACAAGATTGGCAGTATATGTTAGGTAATTACGATGGAACGGGTCAAAATAACACTAGTTGGCAATTAATATATGCAACCGACACTGGATCAAATGCGGTTACCGGATTAGCTCCAGTGGTAAATGCCGGAACATCATCCGGACATTGTGGTTGGAGATAACATTTGACTTTATGAATATTTTTCACTATATTGTATAAAAACAATTAATTATGGAACAAGGTTACAAATACGACAGGTCTAATTTTATCAATAACCCATTTGATGAAAAACTAATGCAAATATCTGAAAGCATGTCATTTGCATTACCGAAATATAAGGCATATAATTTCGTTGGGGGTGCACAAATAACTCCATATGCGAGATTAAAACAATGGTTATTGGAATTAAGAGGTAGAGAAGATGCTGTTGAACATTTGGAATATACAGTAAGAAAGGCCGAACTTGAAATTCAAATGGACGAAGAAAGTAAAGAATTTATTACCGACACCAAAAGAAAAGAAATGGTTGATTTAACCATTGCAGATAAACGTATTGATTTAAGAAAATTTAATAGAAATCTTAAAGATGCGTATAGAGAAAGACAGGGGTTTATTGATTTAATTAAGGAATATTTGGAATCAGATGATGCCACCTTACCCGATGGTACCAAATTAATTGATGTTTTTGGTAATCCAGAATTGGAAGAAAAATATGAGCACGAATATTGGACTGTTCGTATGGCTAAACAAGCAATGTTGGATATGATTTCATATGGTAGAATTGGTACAGGTAACTTAGATTCAATTCTTATGATGGACCCTGAACAACAAAAACAAGTTTTAACTTTGGCTTCAGCATACACGATTTCTATTGATAAAAATATAAATCAATTAATGTCACAAGCTACAACAGATAATTTCTCAATTGAAGAGTCGTTAAAGAATCAATTGAAATTAACAGAACCAAATAAAATAGAAACAGAAAAATTATTATAATGACACATATTCTTTTTAAAGTACAAGGTAATGTTCCAGGTTATATACATGTAGTTGGAATGTATTTAAATTACAATTATGGTAGAATAGCTGATGAGTATAACGACATGAGAGTTGAATTGAATAAACTTGGTGCAATAGTTATACCAGAAGAGGTTGCTAAAGGATTTGTTTTTGCTGACATATATAAAGATTATATTAGTGTTAGAACAAATTCAAATATCATGGATGAAATTCCACAGTTGGCAGAATCCAGTGAAACAGAAGCGGAAAAAGTAAAACATTTTCTTACTGACGAAGACAAAGCGGCCGGCGTCGCATTTAATAAAGCCGCGATGAGAAAAGTAGTTGCAGATAGATTTTCTGAAAGATACAAAGAGCTTATGGTTGATGCTTCTATATTGGAGAAAGACACTTGGGAAGAGCAAAAAAGAGAAGCGTTTGGTTGGACTGCTGATGAAGATTATCAAACACCAATCATTGATATTTTATGTGCTGGTAGAAATATTGAAAAATCAGTATTTGTACAAAAAATCATTAATAATGTAACAGCGTATAATACTAAACTGGCTAATCTATTATTAGAGCAACAACTATTAGAAGAAAGAATTAAGGCGTGTGTAAACATCGCAGATTGCCACAGACTTAAGCACGAAAAATTTGGTGTTGCATTGAGCAAACAACAAAGGGAAGATGAAAACATTCCAACAACACCTCTCACATTGAAAATGGATTTTTAATGAATTTAGCTATTAACGGGACGTGCGCAAAAGGTTGTTCATTTTGTTTCACAAAAGAAGACGCAAGACTAAAACACACACTCGGAGAAATGGATATAGAAATGGTTGATAAAATTATCGACCATTATCGTCTAAATAATAACAACGAAGAAATCACGATACTTGGAGGTGAACCAACACAACATTCTAATTTTATTGGAATAATGGATTATATCTTTTCCAGGGGTTATAAAGTAAATCTTGTTAGTAATTTTCTTTTTGGTAAAACAACTAGAGATTATATTGTAGATAATATTAAAAACATTAGATGGACTTTCCCTAACGCCGCAGAACTTAATGAGAAAAACCGAATGGTTGTTTTTAAAAAGAACTATTTGGAAATCTATAAGGCTTATGCTAACACATGGGGATTCGATAACCACCCAAGATTATATTTGGCATTAACAATGTCAAGTGATTGGAAAGATAGAAATTTTTATGATTACATCAAATGGTTATACCACGAGTTAGATGGTAACATAAACGCCATAAGACTAGGTTTAGATCTTACTGGAACGTATCTTATCAACAATAAAGAGATGGGTGTTGAGATGACCAAAATACTTAAATTTGGACGTTATAATGAGATTAAAATAACATCAGATTGTCAAGTTCCACCATGTCTTTGGGAGGGTAAAACAAAAGGTGCGGTAATGGAAAACTCATTAAATTTTGCTACATTTAAAATCCCCGAGTATGAAACAATTTGTGGGTTTATGCCATTAGACATATTTCCAGATGGTAGTTCTATTCATTGTTATCCATTAGAAGATAAAGTAAAGATTAATAATGTTTTGGAAATATCAGGAGAAAATGGTATATTAGGTCTTAGAGAAGAATTCGATAAACTTTATATAGAAAACCATAAAAATTATTCAATACCGCAAGGATGTTTAGATTGTGTTTTTTACAAGACAGAATGTAATGGAATTTGTGGCGGTTGTTTAGAAGGAACCAAATGACAAATAAAATATTTTCAATACCGTTTAATCCGATGTTAACGGAGGATATGTTCGTAAATAAATTTTACCCATTCTTAGAAAGAAATAAAGATTGGATTTATGACATTTATTTTACGTGTAGAATACCACCATTCACTCAGGATGCGATGGGTGCGGTGTTTAGAGAAGAAGACAGAGATGTTATATTTGAAAACGCAATGATAATACAAAAGGCGTTAGGTATTAAAATAAGCGCCACATTCAATAATATTAATGTTTCACCCAAGTACGAAAATTACAAATTGTTTGTTGACAATTTAAAACCATTATATGAAAAGGGTTTAAGGTGTATAACTATTCCACATGGTCATTGGGTTGCAATGGGATTGAAGAAACATTTTCCTGAGATGGAAATTAAAAATACCATATTAAGAAAAGTTGCAACAGGACAAGACTTTTGGTATAATGCAGATCAAGGATTTGATTATATTAATCTCGATAGAATTTTAATGAGAGATGTTGAAGAATTAAAAAACATTAAGAAAGCACAATTAAAATATCAAGAAGAGAAAGGTAGATATGTAAAACTATCATTACTTGTTAATGAAGGTTGTTTAGGTAGATGTCCAGTTATGGATGAACACTATTCATATAACAACCTTAGACAACCTAATGAACTACCATATTTTCATCATGAGATATCCAAAGTAACATGTGAATACAAATGGGAAAAAGAAATCAATGCATTCTTTTTTAAAGCGGCCACAATACCACCATTTAAAGAAGAGTTTGATGAATTATTGGAGTACATTGACGTATTCAAAATGCACGGTAGAGATAGTTTTAATAGATTAGATGAAACAATTGAAATTGTTGACTCCTATGTTGCAAATAGTGAAGTACTCTCCAAGACCTCTGAAACATATTTGGACGGTATACCATATGATGAATTGAAGGGATGGAGAAATAAAATAAAGAAATGTAAATTCCAATGTTGGGATTGTAATTATTGCGACATCGTTGCTGACCATAAAAAGAAATCGCATGGACTTAATTAAACATATTGATGACTCGATTGAATGGGGTAAACTTGAGGTATCAAAACTAACTCAAGATATTTTAGATATTCATGGGATAACCAGTAATAAAGTTAGATGTTTTTTAAATAACATTTGTAATATTGATGGTGCAACATATCTTGAGATTGGTGTTTTTCGAGGAGCTACTTTTTGTTCTGCTATCTATGGTAATGACATCCACTCAATAGGTGTTGATAACTTTATGTCACCAAATCTAACACCTAAGGGAGTTAGTCAAAAAATTGGCAACTATTATAAACATAATATTGATATATTACCACAAGAAGAATTTATAAGCAATGTTAAAAGGTTTGGTAATGTGGATAAGACATCGGTTTATAAAACAGACTATCAAACTTTCGATTTCAAAACATTACCAAATGTTGATATCATTTTTTATGATGGAGAAACAAAATTTCATGACCAGTACGTTGCGTTAACAAATATGTTACCGATATTTTCCAATGAAACAATTCTTATTATGGATGACTGGAATTGGGATAATGGGTCGTTTGAAAAATTTGTTGAGGATAATAACTTATTTATAAAACACTCAATACAATTATACACATCCGGCGAAGATAGTAATGATTTTTGGAATGGTCTTGGAATATTTTTAATTGAGAGGTAGTTGATTATCTGATATTTTTTGTTTATATTATAATATATTGTAAGGGGAGGTGGGTGAGTGGTTTAAACCGACAGCCTCCGAAGCTGCTATTGGACTTAACATTCAATCGAGAGTCCGAATCTCTTCCTCCCCGCAATTTTATAAACTTTTCTTAAACAAAAACAAAATGAGAAAAACAATCACAATGCTATCGCTAATGTTAGCACTATTGTTTACTACCACTATGTCATTTGGACAAAAAGGTAACAGTACAACTCAAAAAGACACAGCTTCAATAGAATTAAAAGAAGTTGTTGTTGTTGGTGGCACCAACTATCAGGTGCAACAAGTAATAAAAAATCCGAAAGTATATTTGAACTCTGCACGCATTCAAGAAACAAGTCCGGGACAATTAAGTCCATATGTTGGTGCGTTTACTGGTAATCAAGTTGACCAATCAATTAATGGTATTAGGGTTAATAACGGTTTATTTAGAACTGGACCAAATCAATATTTTGGATGGGTTCCACTAGAATTTACAAAGTTAATTTCTATTACAGATGGTGGTAATATTGGTGGAACAATCGAAAGAAAGGTTGGTGTACAATCATCACATGTTGGATTAAATTATGTGGGTGGTACGGATGGATTTAGCCAATCAGCATCTTATAAAGGTAAGAAATTTGGTATTGGTTTTAACAACATCGATTATGGTAATGTTATATCTCCAGATAGTACATTTCAACACAGTGCTTACAACCAAAAAGCATTGGTGTCTGAAGCCAACTGGTCTTCAACACAAAAAACAACTTTAATTTTTTCACAATCAAATGATTTAGAAAGAACAGATAGATGGAACGGTGGTTTCAGAAGTTCTGGTTATCAAAGACCGGCGGTTTATACGTGGGAACTACAAAGATATTTGTTTGTTAATCATGAGATGAATTTAAACAGACTACGTGTAAATCTTGCATATCAAAATAGTGCGGAAGATATTTTAGATGGGACAAAAAAAGTTGCTAGTCACCTAGACGCATATACCGCAAATCTTGAATATCAATTACCACATTCATTTAGTATATATTCAACAAACACAATCGAAAAAATAAGATATGAAAATGGTTTAGTTGGCGGGGTATCAAACGATGATTATAAAACAACAAAGCATGGTATTCGTTGGATTAATGAAATTTATAAAGTAAAAGTTTACACAAGTTTAGGATTAAAGAATGTTCAAATAACTGATATTGATCCATTTAATGGTTTTGAATATTCAGCAATTGTTGGATACAAAGGTCTATTTGCAAGTTATGACAATAGCTTAAACGCACCAAGTTATTTGATGATTAAACAAGCAATGACAAATGGTAGAGGTACACAATTACCAAACCCGGATTTAATACAAGAGAGAGGTCAAACATATCGATTTGGTTATAAAAGAAGTAATTTATATTTTGATGTTTACTTCAAAGAATTAGATGATGCATTTAATGTAACCGTACTATCGACAAACGTATTTAGGACCGATAACATTGGTGGTGTCTCAGTAAATGGCGCAACGTTAGGTTATTTTAATGATAGTTTGTTTGGAACTAAACTAGGTGTGAATGCTAGAGCAGAATATGTTTATGGTGTTAAAAGATTAACAGGAACAACAGAACCAGTTGATAAAACAGTACCATATTTTGGCTACATCAAACTAAATTATAATAAGCTATGGGTGGAAGGTAGATATCAACCAATTGATCAATCTTTATCATTTGCAGATAGAAATGATGTTCGACAATTTTTACACAATAAAGGTGTGAGATTGGTGAACGTTGGATACACCACAAAGTATAAAAATTTAGAATACACAATGTTGTTTTATAACTTATTTAATGATGCTAGTAGAGTCTGGGGATCGTCAGTTGATTTACCAACAAGAAGTATTAATTTAAACCTTAAATATAATTTTTAATTATGTCAATTCTAATCAAAGGACAAGAGTTTCTTGTCTATTTAATATTCATTATGTTCGTAACAGGTATCCTCAAAGAAAGAGGATACCTTATGGACATCTTCAGACTACTTGAACAAAAAGTTAAGTCTAAAAGAATGGTGGTATTTTTAGTGTCACTCTTTGGTGGTATCTTACCTATTCCTGGACGTGTTGCGTTATCAGCATCTATGTTGAATAGTATTGCACCTATAGATAATAAGAAACGTAAGAAGTTTGGCATCATTGACTATCTTGCAACACATCACTATTATCTGTGGTCACCATTGGAGAAAACAGTTATCATTCCAATGGCGGTATTAGGTTTAACCTATATGCAATTCATGTCATATATTTGGCCATTACTTTTAATTTCAGTCTTGTATGTAACCTATTACATTTTATCATTAGAAGATGATGAGATTGATATCGAAGTTAAGGATGGACCAATTAATATGCAAAATATAACTATGGTGGTTATACCATTTTTAGTAACCATATTAATGTGTGTATTCTTTACCCAATACTATTTTGGTTTCTTTACTGGATTTACAGTATGGTTAGTATATTACTCTAAGAGTTGGAATAAAATATTAGGGTATATTGATTGGGAATTAATATGGATAGTGGCGTTGGTTATTATTCTTGGTAACTTGGTTGGTTCATATTATAATGTAATTGAAGGGTATATTAAACAATATAGTAAACCTGAACACATTCTAGTTGTTGCAATGATATCATTTCTATCATCATTTATGTTGGGATCTTCCGCAAAATATGCGAGTATTGTTAGTTTATTAACGAGTGTATTTGGTATGCAATATTTCGTATTATTCTTTACATTGGAATATTCAGCATATTTGATATCCCCATCACATAAATGTCTACCAATCGGTCAGAAGTATTTCCACACTGGATTTATGACCTACTTGAAGGCTTTAATTGTGTGGATATCTATTATGATTACTTATGCATTATTGACGATAATTTAATCTTTACATTTTTAAAATTAAGATATATATTATAAAAATAGAATTAAAAAAATATGGAAAAAATTACATTAAAATTAGGAGATGTTCTACAATTAGAAAGTGAAATAAACGGATATATTGAACCACAAACCGGAGAACAAGTGTTTGAGGGATTCAGTAAACAAAACCTTTCAATCATTTTGAAATATGAATTGAGTGACTTCTCAACAGAACTTAAAGGTGAGAGAACTAAGGTTGAAGCATTAAGAGATGAGTTAATCAAAAAATATGGTGAAGAAGATGGTAAGGGTGGAGTCTTAGTTAAAATGTATAATGAATTGAAAGATGAGGAGGGTAATGTAACTGGTAAAGTTATTAACCCACAATACATCGAATTTGATAATGAATATGGTGTACTTTTAAATCAAGAAATTGAAATCGAATACCCTGAAATTACCAAAGAAGATTTAAAGGATGCGGGTAAAACGAAAGACAAATATCAGGTCTTATTTAAATTAATCAAAAAAGAAAAAGGGACTTTATAGTCCCTTTTTTTTATACTCATCTATATAATCATATAAATTTACGATTGGTATCCAATCTAAAATTAATCTAGCTAATGTACTTTCACATAAAGTTTCTTGAGCTTCTCCTGGTTTATCTTCCATATAAACTCTATCTTTTTTAAACATATCAGCAACCTCATTCAGCGAGAAATTTTGACCTCTACCCAATTCAAATGTGTGCCCCCACACTTGTTTATCACATATCTTAATTAACGCATTAACAATATCATCAACGTGTGTGAAGTCCCTCCTCTTAGAACCATCACCATATATGGTTAAAGGGTCACCATCATCATATTGTTTCTCCCATCTACCAATAACTGTACTATAACCACCATCTTTTAAATGGTAAGGACCATATACATTATAAAAACGAGTTATTGATGATTTTAAACCAAAATGTTCCTGATAAAGTTTAACTATTTCCTCACCAATATCTTTACTAAAAGTGTATGGATTTTTAAACTTACCACTATGATGTGAACTACTCCCACCATAAATTAGTGGTATATCATTCTTAATACAATATTGTACCACGTTCAATGTACCATTAGTATTTGTTTGAAAATATTCAACAGGATGTTTGAATGATGGTTGTATTCTTGCGATGGCCGCTAAATGAAATATAACATCATATTTCACATCATCTAATATCGATAAGTTTCTAACATCACCACATATATAATTTGCACCATCTTGATGATTAGAACTAAAACCACTTAAGTAGTTATCTAACGATGTTACATCGTGACCATCTTTTAAAAGTCTTTTAACTAAATTGGTACCTATGAATCCAGCTCCTCCGGTTACAAGTATATTCATTAAATAGTTTTCTTAATAACTATCATCATATTTCCTATTTGGTATTCACCAGGCTCATAGTAAGGTATCGATAACCTTATTTTATGTAAAGTTCTAATGTCGTCATCTGTGAATTGATCAACCTCCGTAATCATCACATCAACCGTATCTGTAAGGGTAAATTTCGACCTTAAATCGTATCGTGTATTCTTTTGTTCATTTTCAATATAAGTCTCAGGAATCTCCCCTAAATCGATTTTATCGAAGAATGGTTCTACTTCCATTAATCTATTTCTATTACGAGTAGTTAAACCCATATTAAAAGTCTTATAAGTAAAGTTATCTTCTTCCCAATACCTAAGTTCATTGAATGCTGAGATTGGTACTCCCCACTTTCTAACAAAGTTTCTGTTAGATGAAACCTCATATAACATTCTATCTTTTTTGTAATCATCACTAAATCTTGATGTCTGCGAAACAAAATGATAGGTGATTGCAGAATCACACGTTTTTAAATTATAACCTTTTAGTTTCGCACGGATTAAGAAATCATCATCCTCACAAAATGCGGGTACAAAACTGAAACCATCAAACCCACCAATATCATCAAACATCTTTTTAAATCCTGACATAAAGAACACCGCACCATTGTATAGGTTCTTACTATCTTTCCATTGGTCCACATAAGCATTAAAATTATATTGGTCAAAGTTATCAAACCCCGAACCCAAATCTAATAATACTTTACCTGCTCTTTGATGACCTCTAAAAATTGGGGGTTCAATTGTTGTATAGGATAATAATGTATTTGGATTCTCATCTAATAATCTATCTAAGTTCTCTAAAAACTGTTCACCAATTACCATATCGTTGTGAATCAACACAAGTTTTTCAGTATCAACAAGTTTGATTGCCGCATTATATGTTTCAGAAAATGTCAACCTATCATCATCATGAATAAAAGAAAGGTTCTTATCTTCCAATGATTCCAACCATTCTTTGGTTCCATCATATGAACCACCACTACTAATCACCAAAGGTGCTGTTGGGTATATGTTACGTAAACGATTGTAACATTCCTGTGTTAAATCTAATTTATTATATACTGCAAGTACGAATGTTATATTCATTATTTCATGTCTTTAGTTATAAACATATTATCTGTTTTATCCTTCCAAATTAAATTGTCTTCGTTATTTGATTTTACTTGTGATATTAAACTGCTATAATAACAAGGTCCCCATTTTTGAAACATTTGTTCATAAATTGCAGCATCTAAACCTGATGTTTGAGGTGCCGGATAAGATAAACCATCATTAAAAAATGCCTCTCTTGAGTAGGTTACTTGTGAAGAGTCAACTCTACTTGAACAATGTATTGGTGTTTTCCATTGATTGGTAAAATAACTTAAATCTTTTCTTTCGGCACCAACAGTGTAAGGTTCCGTTAAACTATTGTATAATACCATGTTATGATAGAAATATTTTTTATCTAAATTTTCTTCCTTATTTAAAAACACATTCAATTTAGTTAGAAAGTGTGGAAAAATGGCATCATCATCACATAGAATAATAACATGGTCCGCGTCGCTTTGTTCAATGGCTAAATTGAGATACTTCCCATGTATACTACCACCCTGTACCTTTTTTTGTTCAATAGTATTATCTATATAATGAAATGTAAACTTATCAATTATTGAAGAACAAACCTCTCTAACAATTGGTTCTCCTCTATTTGTTGAACCATCGTCGATAAAGTGAACTTCAAATTCTGGATATGAAATATCTAAAATTGATTTTAATGAGTTTAGTACGATTTTTGGCCTTTCATAATATGCCAAAATAATTAAAAATTTATTCATTTTCATAACCACCAGTAATTGATATGTTTGTACCGTTTATATATTCGGTATCGATTATTGTTTTGATTAAAGTTGACATTTCTGCAACCTTACCCAATCTTTTTAAAGATATACTATTTTTTACATTTTGTAAAATGTCTACAGGAACTTTATCTGTTAATCCACCCTCAAAATATCCTAATTGAATGGAGTTAGATGTAATTCCGTATTTTGAATTCTCTAATGAATATGTTTTAATTAAGTTATCACAGAACGCTTTACTTGCCGAATATATACCAGTACCTCTAATAGGTTTCTTAGATAATACTGAAGATATATAAATGATTCTACCGAAACATTTTTCTCTAAGTTTATTAGTTGAATGACGAAGAACATTCAAAAACCCAAATAAATTTACATTTAATTGAGATTCAGTTGTTTCCTTAGTTTGTTTATGAATTAATCCGTCGATATTTTTAACCGAAAGATAAATTATAATGTCATAATCCACATCATTAAGAAATTCTTTTACTTGTTCTTCGTTAGTTACGTCTAATAATTTAGAACCAACTGAAAGACATGTATAGTTTAAACTTAAATGTTTAGTTAGTTGATTCCCTAATCCCCCCGTTCCTCCAATTAATAATATTTTTTTCATTATTTTGTCCATTTAATTAATCCACTACCCCATACCCATCCAGACCCAATTGTTGTTAGGAGTAATAAATCATTTTTCTTTAATTTATTTTGTTCGTAAAGTTTGTTAAGTGTAATGGGAATAGATGCACCCGCGGTGTTTGCATATTCACCCATCGATGTTGCAAATTTAGAAAAATCCACATCTAATATTTCCGCGGTCTTCTTTAAAATATTAATACTTGGTTGGTGAGGAACTACATGTGTAATATCATTTTTATCAACACCAGTTCTTTCTAATAAAGATTGTATAGATGACGGTAACTTAGTGGTTCCACCCTTAAAGATTTCTTTACCTATCATTGAGAAATATTCATTATGATGAACGGTAAAAGCCTCTCTACCTGTACCATCAGCGTATAAATCAATTTCACAATAGTTTGATTCATCTCTTTGTAGAACAACCGCACCTGAACCATCACCAAAGAATACGCAATCACGTCTTGACCAATCAGTTAACTTAGAATAAGTTTCTGACGCAACCAATAATATGTTTTTGTATTGACCGATAGATAACAATCCTTTTGCAATTTGTAATCCATATAGAAATCCTGGACAAACAGCATTAATATCAACACAAGCAGCATTAAACGCACCAATCTTCTCTTGTAATAAACAAGCGGTTGATGGACTAATTCTGTCAGGTGATGATGTTGCCATAATAATGAAATCAATATCATTAACTGTTAAGTTTGCATCATGAATTGCAGATATACTTGACTTAACTGCCAAGTCTGAACTTAGTTGGTCATCGGAACTAATTCTTCTTTCTCTAATTCCTAAATTATCTTGAATCCACTGGTCTTCAGTATCGACCATTTTTTCAATCTCCTTATTTGTTAAAACTTTTTCGGGTACATATGCACCGATACCTACTATTTTTATGCTCATTATTTTGTATGTTTAAATTCTCTTATATTTTTACCCGATAAATCCTTTGTTTTAAAATCACCTTTCCATGCTTCTGAGAACATAGGAGAATAATAAACATCACAATCATCGTAATAGTAGTGAGTCACTTGTGAATAACGTGTACTATTTGGGTCTCTGATAATGTCACCACCATGTATTAAGTTAGCCGACCAAACAAGAGCCTGACCCTTCTTACAGATTAATGGTTTTACTTCTAATTCTTGTACCTCCACCAGTTGTCTAATAAACTCCTCATATTCGGCGTAACTATCGAATTGCTTACCATACTCAGGAACTTTAACTTTAAGGTCGTAGAAGTCAAATATGGGTAGTTTATGGGAACCTGGAACATACAACAATGAACCATTCTGGTCGGTCATATCTTCTAAGGCTACCCACACCGCTGTTAACCATCTATGCGGCATTGAATCGAAGTGAATTAAATCACTATGTAATGGTTGATTAGAACCATAATTGAATGTGATTGTTTGGAATGGGTAAGGTTCTCTCTTGTAAAGTAATCTTAACGTATCCATAACCACAGGATTCAAAGAAAGAGATTGTAACATCTCACTATCTTTCCAACCCTCAAATATTCTCTTACCTTTTGAATAGTGATATCCATCCGCTTGAGTAACGACAGTATCTCTATCATTTAAAGTGTCAATCTCAGTTTTAAATGATTCGATTTGTTCATCGGTCAATCCTAAATCCAAAATGATATAACCATCTTTGTTGAGTTTTATGGCCAATTCTTTTTGTTCATCAGTTAATTCCTGATGTTTAATTAATTCATTGAAGAAAGGGGATTCCACCCACGGCCAGTTCATTTCTTCATGATTTTGTTTAAAATTTCTCATATTAATAAATATTTTTAAAACCCAACTTTATATATAAATTCTAATTTCAAATATTCCTCTTTAAAGTTATTTCTATGACCAAAATGTGTGGAATAATTTGAACATAATGGACTAAATTTTGGGTGATTGAATATGTTCATGTTCTTTAAGACAAACCTATTCGTGAACTCAATTTCCAATCTTGTTAATTTTTCATACGTGGCGTTTATAGAATCTTTTCTTGGATCATTTAAAAACGACGTAATAAAATCAATTGGATTTGCATTTAAAAACTTTTCTCTACTTGTTAATCCACAACCTCCTCCCGAATGTTTTGGATATGTTCTACCAACATAGATAGGAGCTAAACTAACAAACCCAATATCGTCACCACTATCACAAAATTCTACAAATTCTTTCATGTAATGTTCTCTGTCAATTAAAACATCGTCCTCACAAAAAAAGAAATGACTATAGTCATCTTTGTATTTTAAAAACATATCGTAATATGCACCAAAAGAACCTTTTTGATTATGTCTGGTTTCTATTATTAATTTACCATTTTTTGTTTCTTTACCATTAAGAGATAACATATAGTCTCTATTCTCTTGGTCATTTGATTCATTAATAACAAAAACCACATCGGTGTTGATACCGTTATCTATTGTTAATTCATTGTCAATCATCAATTTAACAAAATCAAAAATATTTGACGGTGTGTTATGATGACTACCTCTTCTACCGAAGTAACAACAAATTATTTTTAAACATTTACTCATCTACTCTTTAAAAAATTTGGGTCGTTTGAAAAGTTGATAACATTTTCTTTATTTCTTTCTTTATGGAAAGATAATGGGTTACCTAAATAAACCGACCACTCTTTTAATTCTGATTTTGAGTAGACAAAACTTTTAGCACCAATGGTACAACCTTCAGGGAAGGTAACTCCTGGTAAAACCATAACGTCAGACGCTATTCCTGAATAATCTTTAAATGTGATATCACCTCTAAAAATTTTATTGTTACCCCAGTATTCATTTACAGGACCAAACTCACCACTATAATCTTCCGATGCGCAGAACAGTTTGGAACCATACCCAATGAAATTCCATTTACCTAAAGTAATCTTATGTTGGTTGCCACCACCTAGTACCGCATGAGAACATATTTGAGCGTAACTACCAACCTCCAATGCGGTTGTAATTAAACAAAATGGATCAATCCTAACGTTATCACCTAAGAACACATTTTTAGGGTTAGTAAAAACAACGTTATGACCAATCACAACGTTGTTACCACAATATCCTAATTCTTTTTTAATCTCCTCGTTCCAACCTACTTTCATATTTTTTCACAAATTATATAGTTCCAACACGCCTTAAAGTCGTTTTGGTTATTAAACATTTTTGTTAATGCCAATTTGATAATATCAACTCTGTCGTTGATTTCATCTTCACTTGGTTCAATACCCGTGATTTTTTTAGAACCACCAATCCAACCGATAATACCTTCGTGATAAACTTTTAAGAAGTCAAACCATTCGTCTACCTTTGCGTCAACATTAATGGTTTTAACTTCTACAATTTTAAATCCATTTTTAATTAACTCATCTGTGTAAAAATCGATGGGTCTAATGGGTAAAAAATATTTATCTCTTAATGTGTTATGTTTATTAATATAGTCAAAATCATTGATTAAATCAACATATTTGGAATATTTTGGATTCTCCCTCACAATGTCATATGATAAGTGGGATATCTCATTTACCGTTTGGTCAATCAATTTGGTTTCTTCACCCATTAGTGGGTTATAGATGTTACCTGAATTAATTAATAACTTACCGCCCCTAACTAAAATTTTATTCCAAGATTTAATTGTCTCATCTATTGTTGGATAAAGGTGAATTGCATTTGTACAAACAATACCATCTAATAATTGTTCATATTCTTTACCTAAGACCTCCGATATTGTTTGTAGTCTACCTTCATCTTTAAGGTAATTGATAACTCTAAAATGAAATTTATAATTTCTACCAAATTTATCATGTGATAGTTTTAGATATTTTGGTGAGGAGTCCATCATTAAAATTCTTGGACAATCAATCATTGATTTCAATAATCTCTCACAAAAAATTCCAGTACCACAAGAGTAGTCCATAATGAAATCATCTTCATTGAAATATTTTTTAGATAAATCAACCATGTAATTTAAGTTATCATACCAAGTATGGTTTTTAACTTTATCATAACCTAACGCAAACTCCGTTACATCAGATTTCAAAAATGAATCGTAAACCACTCTTTCCATTACCAACCCTTTTTAATACAATCCACAATATACTTTCTATCTTCTTCTGTTAACCACCAACCAATTGGGATTGATATAACACTACCGATAGTTCTATCTAAGTTAGGCAACATTGCACGATAATCTTTAACACAAGTATGAATATCATTTCTCTCGTGAACTTGAGAAACTGCAATTCCACACTCTTTCATATATTTCATGAAGTCACCCTTTCTTTCAACTAACAATGAGTAAATCCAAAACGCACTTTCCATATCAGGATTTCTTTCTAATAAAGTTAAACCTGGTACATACTTTAAATTATCGTCATAGTATTTTGCGTTTGACTTATGTTTGCCAACAATCTCATCAACGTGTTTAAAGTTCTCCATTCCAATTGCTGCATTGACATCATTCATATGGAATTTGAAACCCCACTCTTCGATATCTGCTTCACATCTAAAGTCTTTTCTTGGTGAGTCTCTATCAATACCATACCATCTTAATAAACGAGCTCTTCTATTTAATTCCTCGTGTGGTAAGAATAACAATCCACCATCAACTGATGTGATATGTTTAATTGCTTGTAAAGAGAATGTACAGATGTTACCATGTGTACCAATCAATTTACCCTTATACTTACTACCCATAGCATGTGCACAATCTTCAATGACAGCTGGTTTGAATCCGTACATACGTAAAGACTTTTCTTGGATTTGTCTAAGTCTATCCAAATCAACAGGATAACCACCCCAATGGACAACCATAATTGCTCTTGTTTTAGGACCAATTTTTCTTTCTAAATCATCCATGTCCATATTCAAAGTCTTAGGGTCAATATCCACCCATTTGATTTTGAAATTGTTAGCAAGTATTGGCCAGTTAGTTGCGGTACAGGTTAATGCGGTTGTTAAAACCTCATCACCATCTTTCATACCGTCCCATACGTTTTCTCTAACACCATAACCATCTGCCTTTGTAAATCTGAATGGTTTCTTAATTAGATGTAACGCTAAATGTTCTGCAGATGTTGCTGCGTTTAATGTCGAAATGTAAGGGTGTTGAAAATATTGACTAAGTGTATTTTCAAACTCATCCACGACAGGTCCCTGACCAATAAATCCGCTGTTTAATACTTTGGCGACTTTATCTGCGGCGGTGTCTGCCATAAAAACCTTAAATAATGGTATCTCTTTTTTCATTGTGTTTTTTTTATAATATAGTTAATTTTTTTGATATTTTATAATGTTTTATAATAATTTTCTTTAAATTCAATTATGTTAACGTAGTTTGTTTTTTGTAAAATTAATTGGTATCCTTTGTGTAATATTTTAAAGTGATTTACATATGCATCCATAAACGCATCTGCTGCGGTCCTAACTTGCATATGTCTAGGTTGTTCCCAACCCCCACCGTAATCATCAAATACAAGATACCCACCGTCTTTTAAACAATAGAAAGCGTTAACCGCATCTTCTAAAACATACTTAGACATGTGGTTACCATCTATGTATATTAAGTCTAAGAATTCTTTATTTAAACCATCGTGTTCCAAAACTTTAAATGCATCTGCTGATTCACCAAGTAAGTAACTTACCTTACCAGTATATGGTTCAATATTATTTTCTATAAACTCATTGGTGTTGATGTCCATGATGTAATGATGAGAACCTTCTAACTTACAATATTCTTCTAATATATAAACAGAGGAACCGCCATATAATGCACCAATCTCTAAAGTGATATTTGGTTTGTTTTTTAACTGACCTAAAAATTCTTCCCATAAATCTATATGGTCAGTAAAGAATATCCTTTCGTTTGGATACTTGAAGTGTTCTGGATATTGATATTTCATATTGAATTATAAAATTGATTTTGTTTTTCTTGTCGATTTATTGTCTTATGGTGTTGTATACAATAATCATCATCGTCGGTTGGTAACGATGAAAATTTCTGACCACCGAGAATCCTCTCATGTACTTTACCATACCAACTCATTCCTTTCTTATAGATTCTTCCTTGTGCGTCAGGATAGTTAACCCATCCATTTTCGTTAATTTTCCATCCCCACTTTTTAATATGTTCATCAGTTAAACCTTGAACTGTATTAATTCTTGGAACAAATATTAAGTCCACATCTGGATTCATTTCTAATATGTCTGATAAATTCTTAACCATATACTCACTAATCATTTCGTCAGCATCGATTTGATAAATGTAATCACCTTCACAATAACCATTAAGAATATTTTTCCAATCTGCAAAGTTATTGTTCCAATCAAAACACCTCCATGTTTGTACATTTGGTAATTTATTATATGGTAATAAGAATTCTAAAACTTCTTTATCACCATTCTTTTCATCATAGAGAACCACTATCTCATCCTGAACTCTTTTGTGTTTCAGTAAGAAAGGTACTAATCTCTTTATCTCCTCCAATTCCTTGCAAACTGTTATTGCAAAACTTATCTTCATATTTCTTTTTATTTTCATTTATTGTTAATTCCTCACATTTCCAACACCACTCTCTATCATCCGTGTCCCAACTATGTCTTTCACATTTCATGCTCTATTTTCCCCCATTCTTAACCAATGGTTTAAATAATCAAAACCATGATTACCACCGCCGTTTATACTTCTTGTTATTACATTAATAATTTCTTCATCAATACCTCTGGCAATTTCTTCCGACATCATTCTAGTTAATTCCGCCTCAGCATCTATACCATAATGCTCATGTTCTTGTGCTGACCACGTTGCGGTTAACGTACTTCTAATTACCCCGTGAAAAAATTTAAAATTCTTAACCATTTTGTATCTCCCTTGCAAATAATTTAAACTCTTTATCATTGTCGGTGAACAACATACTGGTATCTGAAGTTGGACTTAATCGAATTGAACATTCATTTGGTCCTGTTGCAAATACAATAGGTTCATTGTTTCCGAACTGAAAACAAAACTCAACATTCTCTGGTGTAAATGTATGTGGTTGAAAAAGAAGTGTTGGTGTTTCATCACCTTTGAAAAATTTGAAGTTCATTACTATTTTTTTGGTCTAGCAAATAATTTAAATGTTTTACCTGATGTCGGGTCGGTAAACTTAATATAACCCTCGTTAGTATTTTGTATCCTAATAATAACCTCAGGTGATTCTACGGTTTCATCTGCAGTTGTGAATAATTGAGGTTCGTCATTATCAAATTGAATCATCCATTCACAGGGCATATACGTTTCAATTTTTGGTTTATCGTCAACCGTTAATTTATCAATAACCGATTGTAATAATTCCTCCTTTATTTTTTTTCTACCTCTTGCCATATTATTTAATTTTTGTTAATTTAGGTAAAATTAGTTTTTGTTCTTTTGGTTGTATTGAGAATGGATTGATGATGTCTTTAAACTTCTCTTTCATTTTTTCCATTGAGAATTTTTCTTTATTCTCATCACCCAACATCATAGACTTTTCTAAAAACTTATCATAGTCTTTGTAAACCAATTTAAAAACTTCGGATACTTCGTTGTAGTTTGCGGTAAACCATTTAGAATCCTTTAATATAAAAGTATCAACTGCACTTTCATGAACCTCAGTTAATTTACCACCAATCATAATTGCTTTATCCATAGGTAAGAAATCCTTATGTCCTGACCAATTAGATGCGATTACGGGTTTACCTGTCATTGTAAATTCTAATAAAGGTCTACCAAACCCTTCACCTTTTGTAATCGTCACCATTGATTTAACTTTAGGATGATTATATAAATTATTCATTTCATCATTAGTTAAATCACCAAACAACAAATAGATTGATGGTGGATTTTTATAATCACTCACTAACCCTTCTATCTTCTTTCTAAAACTTTCTCTTTCTTTAATTGAAAACGATGCGGATGATGTTTTAAGTATAAGTGCGGGTCTATCTTCAACATCCTTAAATGCTTCAGCGAAACATCTAATCAACATACCAACATCTTTTCTATCTTGACCTGTGTCACCCTTTAACCAATGACCAACAAACAAGTAAGCAAAATCTTCTTTGATGTCAATGTCAATGTTGTTATAAACGTTGTTGTATATTTTGGTATCAACACCTTCGAATAGTACTTCTATCTGTCTTTCGATTTTGTGTTGTTTGATTAACTTACCCGTGTTTTGTTCATTCTCATTATAAACTGTTTGTAACAAAACATCTTTTGAAAACGTGGACGTTGTAATGATTAAATCCATTCTATTACAACCATCAATCCAATCCTTAGGTGCAATAGTTGTTTCAATACCAGCAGTAATTCCGATATTAAATTTACCAACTCTTTGGAATTCATTTGGAACGGTTACTTGAACGTAAATGTCTGGTGTCTTTTCTAACTGACTAACAATATTAGACTCAATCCATTTATGAAATAAATTATCTTCCAATGCTGTCATCGGGGTTGAACCCCACATACAACTATCAATCTTAATTTCAAACAAATCCATTTCATAAAGTGCTTGTAACAAATCTCTTGAGTGTGCACCGTATCCACTTCTTGTTTTAACTGGTCCCCTAAATAATAAAAATGGTTTGTTCATATTATATAATCTTGTATAAATTAAATTTACTTCTCGGCTTAAAATTCTCTAAGGTTTGTTCGATACCCTCAATCATTTTATCACACATTATTTTATTTGATAGATTGTTAATCATAAACTTTCTACCCTTTAATCCTTTTTCTTTTCTTTTCTTCTTACCAATTTTATACATTTCCATGATGGCATTTGCAACATCATTGTCATTAACTCTATCATCGAAGATATATGGTGTTGGTACCGAACCATTTAGATTAATTGCCGATGACCAAACAGGTTCAACCCAATCACCATGATTTATGTTGCCATGTACTTCTTTATTGTGAAGTGTACCTACATTAATGTAATCATCTTCAGTATAATCAAATCCACATTGGTCTTGTAATCCGCCAGTAACATTAACAATGATTGGTACACCCGCCATTAAACTCTCTGCGGTTGTTAAACCAAATCCCTCATTGTTTGCAATGTTAATTGTACAATCAACACCATTGTAAATCTCATTTAACTTATCTTGTTCCAATTTTAAATTGGTGAACTTAACATCGTAATCTTTACAAACGGCATCAATTACCGCAGGTAAATCAGTACCATTTTCATCAACAGGATTTGTGTGCATTAGTAATAAACATTTATCTGCCTTTTCTTTTGATAACATATCACAGAACAATCTAAATGAATAAATTACATCACTTGGTTGCTTTCTTCTAATGTTTCTACTGTTAAAGAATAAAACAAAATCATATTTCTTATCACCATGAATTAAATTATTAATATCATCTGATATTCTATCCAATGGTTTAAATAAATCAGGATTAATACCATGAGGAACATAACTAATTTGCCAATTCTTCAATGGATTAAATGTTACTTTATCAGTTCTCTTACCAACACGATGTACAATACCATACGTTTGTTTAGATATACAACCCAACCAATCGCAAGATTCAAAAACATCTCTATTATATTGTGGGTCTGGTAAATCATCCCATATATGATAAAATAATATTGGAGTTTGTTGCCTTATTTCGTGTTCCACATCGTACAACCACTGCCAATAATGTGGGTCAGTAAAGTGTAAAATGGCGTCAGGTTTTTCTTCATCTATTAATTTACGAAGAATACCAACGTCACCATAACCATTATATGGAATAATTTTCAAATTAGCATCTTTAACACCAGTCCTTGTTCTAATATCGTCGTTAACATCAACAACTTTACCAAACTCTGGATGTTTAATTGCCGCACCTAATTGTACCCAATCATATTTGTGAATGGTACCCATCACAATTTCTTTCGACATTGTGGCAATACCACTTGTCATTCTTAAATCATCAGATAGTAATAATATTTTTTTCTTCATATTAAAATTTGGATCCTGTTGTTGCTAAACCATTATGGTTGTTTATTGAGTTTCTAAAGTTTTCATCTTTAGAATATAAATCTAAAGAACGATTTACTAATTTTTGTAGGTTCATTGAACCCTCAATTGATTTAATTTTAAACTTCCTGTAAACATCATCTAAAATGTTAACACTTGTTAATTTTGTTTCTACTTTCATATTGTTTTATATATATTCTTATATACTGAAATGATTAAAAAATATCGTCAATTAAGACGATACTTCATTTAATCGTTAGTATAAACGATATTATTGATTATTTAAACGGTCAATAATTACATCAACCCCCGTTTGATTTGTTGTCGGTGCGGGTGCCGGTTGTGTAACGACAGGTGTTCCTGTTTCACTTAAAGTTATGTTCGTTGGTTGAACAGGTTGTGGGTTAGAGTTGTTTTTTTTACATCCGCAGGCCATAGTGATTGTTTTTTTATAAATATTTTGGTTTATTGTTTTTTATTTCCTATATTTTACTAAAGTATACAAAAAAAATATTAAAAAACAAATGGAAAAAGACTTTAAACCCGTAAAAAGTGTTTACAACAGTAACTACGACGCAATTAAAAACATTATGTTTCTCTATAATATCGAAAGATTCGATTTAGATTGTACATATTCAAAAGGTAATTTTTGGAAAGATTTACCATCACCGATTAATAAATCCGACATTTATCCTGTTAATGATACGGTTGTGGAATGTAGTTCAGAGAATTTGTCGTTTGCAGACGGAACGATGAAAAGTATTATGTTTGACCCACCTTTTGTTATTGCTGGTAAGTCTTATCGTGATAATAAAGAGGGTAGTTCGATTATAGCAAAGAGATTTGAGGGTTATGAGTCATATAACCACCTAAAAAACCACTATTTTAACACATTGAAGGAATTGTACCGAGTTTGTGAGAAAGGTGGTTACGTAGTCTTTAAATGTCAAGACACGGTATCTGGAGGTAAGAATCATTTTTCTCACGTTATGGTTATGAATATGGCACAGGAATTAGGATTCTATCCGAGAGACTTATTCATCCTCACATCAAACGTCCGTATTAATAGCTTTGGTACCAAGTGGACTAAACAAGAACACGCTCGAAAATATCACAGTTATTTTTGGGTGTTTGAAAAGGTTAAACCAAGAGTGAAATACGATAGTCCTATCGAACAGGATTCTGAGGAGAACCAAGATACATTGCAACACGATCACCCACTTTCCAACCATCAGTAGTTCCTGCAGGAAATTCTATTACGTGGTCACCAATACCGGTGTAACGAGGTAGAGTCATCCTATGTGAATCTTCAACAGGACAATTGGAATGAATACGATTGATACGGTTGTTAAGTACAAAGACAATATCAAGTGGGATTAGACAATTCTTCATCCAAAATGAATGATGACCTTTTCCCATTTTAAAAACCATACAACCGTCTAACGACTTTCTACCCATCATACCACGACTTATGTCCTCTGGTTGGGATAGATATTCGGCATTGAAAGTTTTGTTGTTAATGTGAACTGACATACCTATAATTATTTGGAATTACCAAAAGAATTTTATATATTTGACACATGGAAAGAATATTCGGAGGTTTAATTGAATTTGACAACATAGATGAGTTCGACCAATTCGTATACGATATTGATAAAGAATCTGCATTGACAATAATAGGAAAGGCATTAGATTTCTGTAATCAAAATAGAATGTTTAACTTAATGGAAGCCAATACGTTATATAAATGTTTAAATAAATTAAAAGAAAATGAAAATAAAGATTAAAGAAATCATCTATATAATGATGATATTAACGGGTATACTAGTTCAGAAGTATGGACTTAAAGGTGCGGACCCCGAGTTAGTGAAGTATTTTGGATGGGGAATAATTAGTTTAGGGTCCCTCAACATCGTACTGGATTATTTTAGAAAGCCCAAAAAATAATGAAAAATTACTTACTAATTTTATTCTTTCAAATTATGTTCAATATCTTCAAAGTGTTGGAGATAAAATATACATATGAAAATAAACTTAAATCGTTGTTATTCAATAGTGTTTTCATAAATTTAATGGCTTTAGGTTCGGCGTATTATTCATTAGATGGTATGTTTAAAGGTGATTTTTACGGAATCATTTTTTACATTTTAGGTAGTGTCATTGGTAAATGGATTGCAATGACTCAGTATGAAAATTATCGTTCTAAAATTTATTCATTGTTTAATAAAAAGGAAGATGAAAAAGAAATATTATAAAGATTTTTTTATCTATAAGAAGAAACATCATTGGTTTTTAATTCCAACAATTGTTTTCTTTTATAATAAAACAGAGTTTCTTGAGACAGGTGTAACATCACCATCTTGGGGATTGACGGTTAGATGGTTAACATATATGATAGGGATTCAAATACAAGAAACATATGAACATGGAAAATAAAGATACAAGTGTATTAACATTTGGGGCAATCGTTTCCCTACTTGGGGTATTTGTTTCATTAATGTATTTTAATGATAAACCAACGCCCGTTGTGACAACAAACATATGTAAGGAAGATTCGTTACAAAACGTAATTAACGAATTACAAATGGATTTGAAAATGCAATCAGATGGATTTGATTCTAAAGAAAGAAGATATGAAGATATTTTATTTGAATATGAATATGGTCTTGATTATTTAAAAAATTATCAACCACACGCATATAGAGAGTTTCACCGAATTCTATCTCATAAAGAAAATTTCACCAGACAAGACGAACAAGAAAATATAAAAAGGTTGGAGACACCAAAATGGTAAACATGAATAGATTAGATAAAAGATATCAAGATTTATTACAAGATATTTTAGATAATGGAGTCGTAAAAACGGACAGAACAGGTACTGGAACCATTTCAGTATTTGGTAGACAAATACGTCATAGAATGGCACAGGGATTCCCACTACTTACAACAAAAAAGATGGCGTGGAATGTTATGGTTGCCGAACTATTATGGTTCTTAAGAGGTGAGACCAATATCAAATTCTTATTGGATTATGATTGTCATATTTGGGATGGTGATGCTTATAAAAACTTTGTAAATAAAGTAGATTCTATTTGGCAAAAAAGTGCAGTGGGTGATTTAGATGATATGATTTATGATGGTCTCCTAATTGATGGCACAGATGAGAATGGTAAATGGTTTGCTAGAATACCAACAAAAGAAGAATTTATTGGAAGGATAAAATCGGATGTAGAGTTTGCAAAAATATGGGGTGAGTTAGGACCAATCTATGGTAAACAATGGAGAGATTGGGAAATATATAACAATGATGATGGTTCACCTTATCGAGATGTAGACCAAATCACAAACCTAATCAATGAACTTAAAACGAATCCTGATAGTAGAAGATTAATGGTTAGTGCTTGGAATGTAAGTGAGTTAGACCATATGGTACTTCCTCCTTGTCATTACGGATTTCAAGTTTACACAAGGAAGTTAACAGGTGAAGAGATGTGGGTTTTATTAAAGAAAAAAGTAGGAGAAGAAAAGTTCCAATCAATGGTTGATGACATCGTTCCTTTTGGTGGCGGATTAAGTGAAGAATTAGAATCTTATAAGATACCTAAACGAGCAATATCATTAATGTGGAATCAAAGATCTGTTGACACATTCTTAGGTTTACCCTTCAATATTGCCTCTTATGGGTTATTATTGGAAATATTAGGAATGGAAGTTAATATGGTACCAGAAGATTTAATTGGTAACTTAGGAGATGTTCATTTGTATTCTAATCATTTAGAACATGCCAAAGAACAAATTAATAGAGAACCATTTAAAAACTTACCCGTATTAAAGTTCAGTCCAATACCCCTGACACATTTCGAACACCACATGGAAACTTTCGATAAATTTATAAGAAATAGTTATCCACACCAATTCATTATTGAAGGGTACGAATGTCATCCAACCATAAAAGCTCCGTTAAGTAATTAACGACCTTGTCCTTGGTATTTTTTGGGTTTTTGGGCCTTAGGACCGTAACTTTTCTTATAAACACCTTTTTTTCTTTTTCCGAAAGTCTTCTTTATTGAAGACGACGTACCTTTTGCTTTCGCCATAATATATATTTTATATTAATAAGTATTTTCTAAATATTTTTTGTATATTTGTCCTATAAACTATTAGACAATGGAGGAAATTATAAATCAAAAATTCACCTATGCGACCATTACGGTTTTCAAGGATTATTGTAAAATAATTGATAAGAAAGAATCATTAAGTTCAATGGGGGTTGATTTAGACTCACTTGATGATGGGGATGATGAAATATTTGAAAGTGCTAAGAGTCTTATAAAATTTACAATTGGCGATATGAGAAGACCGACCTTTGGTCGAACAACGGAATTTCCCGAAAAGGTAGGAAAAAGAAAAACAAAATTTTTCTATGGTGAACCTGGCATAAATGAACGTTCCATAATAAATTACGCAATTAGAAATTTTGAGACCAGGGACGATAGACACATTAAGAAATATTACGGTAGCCCGTTTAGTGAAATGACCGTTACCACAATTGAACGTTCTATTAGGAGACACGGAGATAAAATAACAATTAAACTATATCGACACCATAGACATAGGGCATTTAACAACATTTACTTTAAGAAATCAACTGGTGTTGAGTCAGTAACGTTTAATGTTAATAATGGTAATTTTACCACACTTAGTATGAATAAAAGTGGTAGGAAAACAACTAAGACATTTAGAACCAACAACTTCAACTTTTTGGAGATGCAATTCAAAGATGGTGGAATTTTAAACATGAGAAAATGTTTGGATGATAACTCTGTTCTGTTGAAAGAGTATAATGAAACATTCAATAATACCGATTTTATTTTTGAAATCAATAAGGTATTTAACCTTAATCAAAATTTTAGTTTTAATGGTATATGGTTCTGTCAATTAATGTTAGAACGATTTGTTGAATTGAAAAAGATTAAAGTATCTAACGATTACGGTATATGGATTAAAAAGTATTATCCCACTGAAAAGTTTTTAAAGAAAAACGACAGAAAATTAATCGCTTCGATTTTGGATATGTTTCAAATAAAATCTAAAATTACAATTAAAATAATGCACGAAAATACTAAAATAGATATACATGCATTATCTCGTTTATGTTATTTTTTTGGTGATAATTTTTCAAAATATATTGGTAGTATTGATTTGGTACATTTTATGAATTCAACATACGAAGACACCGTTGATATTGGTTACCCTAAATTTAAATTTGCAGAAGAATTAAAAAAAGAAAAGTTCCTAATAACAAATATCGAAAAGGAAAATATCGTTAAAATCATTAATAATTTAAACAACGAAATACGAGGATATCAAAGATTAACCAATAAGAAAGAGACATTGATTAACCATAGATTTATTGGTGATTTAAATGATCATTTTAAGATGATTGATAAATTACGTAAATTCATACCTGATTTATATTTAAAATCTAAAAACATAGATGATTTTGATAAAGAACATTTGGAATTATCTAAAATGATGAAATTCATTAAAAAGGGATATGTTATTGAATATCAATTTGTTGATAAGATGGTTAACGATGTAGAATCACCAATTAAAGTTAAGATTAATTTAAGTGATGATGAGTCAAATCCCGAATGGGTCAATCCCGAATTCTATCCTTATATCTTAAAACGAGAAGAGGATTATGATGAGGAAGGTAATTTCATGCACCATTGTGTGGCATCATATTCGGATAAAGAAAAATCGATTGTTGTTTCGGTAAGAACTGAAGATAAAAAAGATAGGGTTACTTGTGAATTTGATTGTCAAACAGGTACTCTAATTCAAGCGAGACACTTTTGTAATAAACAACCTCCTGCCGACATTGAGTTAGCTGTCAATATCCTAAAAGAAAAAACTAAGCACTATGCTAGAATGGGTTTATTACATTCTTTAGATAAAAAAAAGGTACCGGTTAAAATTAATGGAATAGAAATTATACCTGAAATTAAAGAACCAACACGAATATCTGATGTGTTATTTGATATGAGGCGTGAACCTGCATTTTAACTACACAATTCAAATAAATCCATATATATTTTGTATATGGATTTATTATTTATACACAACCAAGAGAAGAAAGACAAGAAAAGTAAATCATTATCAACGTGTGATTTAAAGTTATATAATGACGATGATGATATTGTTTACAAATCTACATTTGATTTTGATTACCAAAGATATGGTAAAAATAAAAAAGTTCTTTTTGAACATGAACTGGTTTTAAATAAAAAAACCGGAGACATCTTTATAACGTATAAAATTGTTAATGATGGTTTAACAGACATGAAAATGTTTAGAACCACCACCAAACAAAAAAAGAATAACTTTAGTTTATTATTAGATTTAACTGAGAATGGTTTTGAGAGGGGAGAAAAGAGAATTGGGTTTTGGGGAGTGAAGTATTCAAGAGCAACTAATAAAATAATAGAATTAATTTATAATTTAATCAAAGATAATTTCAAATCAGAATTTATCATTCAAAAAATTAATAAGGGTGAGTGTGAAATAAACTTTCTTTATGATATGGTTGTTGATTTTCATTTAGAAATGAAGGGTATTAAAGGACACGACAGTGTTTATTATGATATACAACATGATTACCCCAAAAAGAAATGGTTAGAGAAAAACGATTATAAATTTCTACCATCGGTATTAGACCATTATGGAATAAAATCAAAGTATCTTATTAGTGAATTGAATAAACAGAATTCCCATAAGAGTATTAAGTTAGATTCTTTAAACTATATCTGTAAATTATTTGGTGACAATTACATAGATTATTTAAAGAAAATAAAATGGGATAAACATTGTTTTGATTATGCACCAAACAAAAAATTACACATGTTAAAAAATGATACGGAAAAAAACTGTATGGTTAGTGTTATTAATAAGTGGGAGAGTGATTCTTTAAAAACAGATTCATTAGTTTATTTGGTCAATAAGTTATTATCAATTAGAGAGTTACTTGAAGCTAGAGGAGTTGAATTAAAATTTAAAGCTAAGAACGATAATGAATTTGATAATTTATTGGAGATGTGGTCAGGAATTAAATTTCATTTCGCTCGAGGTTATAAAGTTAGATATGATTTACCAAAAGAATTTATGGATGAGATTGAGGAAGATATTATAGTTGGTGGGGAATTATTTAAACCCAAAGTTTTGGTGACAGAAGAGGATTTTAGAATCGAAGGGTTTAATATGAAAAACTGTATGTCTAAACAATTTCCACACGGATCAATATACATTTATGTTGGACTACAATGTAAACGAAAAAGGATAAACCTACAATATCGTAAGGGAGGTTTGGTACAATCATATGGTAAAGCTAACACACCAACATTAGAGTTGTTCAACGATGCGATAACCATATTAACCCAAAGGTTTAAAAAATACACATATCTTGAATGGAAAAAGGAAAAATACGACTTCCTAACTAACTCATTATCAATACTTTAAGAATAATTTAAAAAATATTCTAAAATTTTTTTTGTATTTCATAAAATATACATAACTTTGTTTCATCATTAAACAAAACAGGTATGAAATATTTCTCAGTATGTAGTGGAATCGAAGCGGCTACGGTAGCTTGGTCACCATTGAATTGGAAATGTGAAGGGTTATGTGACTTCGCATCTTTCCCACAAAAAGTATTATCACATCACTATCCAACAACCCCATTATTTTCAGACTTAACAAAATTAAACGAACATGAAAGTTACAGAAACATCAGCTTCGACCTATTGGTCGGAGGAACGCCTTGTCAATCTTTTTCCGATGCAGGACTCAACAAAGGAATGGATGATGTCCGTGGTCAACTCTCCCTTGAGTATGGAAGAATTCTTAAAGAAAAACGACCAAGATGGTTCATTTGGGAAAATGTCGAAGGCGTTTTTAAAAGCAAACACAGAAAAGCGTTATGTGAAATCATCTCCTCTTTCACAGGTACTAACTTCAAAGCAGAAGACCTCGACAAACAAGGTGTTGTCCAAGGAGAAGAATACTCCATCGCTTATAGGGTTTTCGACAGCCAATACTTCGGAGTTCCCCAACGACGCAAAAGAATCTTCATTGTTGGATATCGTGGAAACAATTGGAAAGTCCCATTCTCCGTATTATTTGAAGAAGGATGTTTTGAAAGCGTTAAAGAGAAGAATCGAATCAAGAGGGATGAGTACGCCAGAAATGTTCTTGGAGAAATTAAACTCGCAGGTACAGTAACAAAATCACACGCATCTACATTGGTTGATGGGTTTGGTAAAGTATCTACGTCTAACTATTGGATTGATAACAATAGTATTAGAATCTTCACAGAAAGAGAATTAGAGAGACTCCAAGGGTTTCCCGATGGTTATCTTGATTTTGAAATTGGTGGTAAAAAACCAAGTTATTCAAATGTTAAAGGTGCAATAGGTAACTCTATGACTGTCAATGTAATGTATTGGATTGGTCAACGAATTAATTTTATTGACAATTATATTCAATCTAAAAATATTTTGAAATCCGAGAAAATTTAACTATATTAGAATATGCAAGAAAAAGAATCAAAAACAAACAGTCACTTCTGGATAAGTTTTATTAAATCCGTTATCAGATTTGTGGCTTGTTATTTCTTATTTAATGGTGATCTTAGAAGTTCGGCTTTGTTATTTGCATTAGCTGAAGGTTTGGGTATTGCCGAAGAAATATTTTAACTATGAATTTTTATTTAATACAATCATTCGTAAAAAAACTAAAAGATGAACGAAACAAGAAGACCAACCAACAACTTAGACACGATAGTGTTCGAAGAATTGAACTTTCAACCACATCCGGCGGGAATGGGACAACAGTGCATAGTTCAATTCTCAAACGGATACGGGGCTAGTATAGTTCAAGGACCACACACCTACGGAGGTAAAGATGGTTTATATGAAATTGCCGTCTTTGGTAAAGATGGTGAAATATCCTACTCCACTCCAATTACGGACGATGTACTTGGTTATCTATCGGAAGAAGAGGTAGAAAAAACATTAACTGATATTAAAAATTTAGATTAATGACAACTGAAACTAAATTTAGAGCAGGAATTGCAACTTCTTTATTAGGGTTGGTGATGATGACATTTGCCTATCTTGAAAAAGATAGGAAGTACAATGAAACCTATGATAAATTAACCCATACACGGGATAGTTTATCTACTCAAAAAACATTGTCAGATAGTTTACACGATGAATTATTCATTTCAAAGGTTGAAAATGGTAGACACGAGTTTACCAGAGAATACTTCTTTGGTAAACACCCAAAACTACAATTAGAATACGAAAATTATTTACATCACGAAACGGAATAAAACATGTCAGATGAAGAATTTAGAAAACATATTAGTGGTGACCTAAATTTAGGTGGAACAAAATACTTAAACATAAAGGCCAGTACTATTATTAGTATGAACGAACAATTTACAGTTTATACAGAAGATGGACCAAAGTATTTAAATGTTAATATAAGTGCAGATTTTGATGAAATACCAAAAAAATATCATGAGGTATTTTTAAATGTATTGACCTCAAAATACTCAAACTCAGTTTCATTTGGAAATAATCCATTTTCAGAATGTAAACCAGTTCAAAAAAAGAAGTGGTGGCAGTTTTGGAAAACAGAATATTTCACAATTTAAAAATATACACATGAAGTACGCAGCATTATTGATGTTTGTTACGGGTTTATGGATTGCTTATGAGATTTGGAGAGCACCATTACTTGAAGAAACTGAAAATGGTAATTATAAAACTAAGAGACCAACTAAAAAACTAAGTGACTTATGGCGAAAGCGAAACTAGTGTACGATTTAAACGAACCGGATGATGTATACGCACATAAAAGAGCCGTTAAATCTTTAGATATGGCATTAGCACTATGGTCTATAACACACAACACTAAGAAAGGGTTGGAATGGTCTATGGAAGGTAAGGAAATTGACAAATACGATGCTCTTGAGTTAGTGTTTGAAAAGATACATGAAATCATATCCGAACATAATATCGATTTAGATGATCTAATCGTGTGATATTTATCATATAAACAAATACTATGGCATACTCAGATAAGGTCTTAGATCACTACTCAAACCCTAAAAATGTAGGAACATTGGACAAATCTAAATCAAATGTTGGTACTGGATTAGTCGGTGCTCCTGAATGTGGTGATGTAATGAGATTACAAATAGAGGTGGTCGATGATATCATTGTTGACGCTAAATTTAAAACTTTTGGATGTGGTTCAGCTATCGCATCTTCTTCAGTTGCAACCGAATGGTTGAAAGGTAAGAGTTTAGATGAGGCGGTGACAATTGATAATATGGATTTGGTAGAGGAGTTAAATCTTCCTCCAGTTAAAATACATTGTTCAGTATTGGCGGAAGATGCTATCAAATCAGCAATAAACGATTATAGAAAAAAACAAGGATTAGAGGAAATAATCTTTGAGGAAACTCACATTTAATGGTAACAGTATCAGAAAAAGCGGCAATTAAATTAAATTCACTTATTGAAGAAAGTGGGTTTCAAACTCCCTTTGTTAGAGTGGCGGTTAAAGGTGGTGGATGTAGTGGGTTGTCATATGACCTTTCATTTGATACCGAGCAACAAACAGGTGATACTCTTGCAGAAGATAAGGGAGTACAAATATTAATAGATATGAAATCTTTATTATATCTTTATGGTACCGAATTAGATTTTTCAGACGGATTAAATGGTAAGGGTTTTCAGTTTATTAACCCAAATGCATCTCGTACTTGTGGATGTGGGGAAAGTTTCGCCCTTTAATTTTTTTATGTGAATAATTTTTTGTATATTTTATATATAAATTTTATTCATGGTTACAGAAGAAGAAATTATTGAACATGTAAAAAGTTTATCTTACCAAGATAAAATAAAATTAATCAATAAAATTACCCCACTAAAAGATTTCAATAATCAAAAGTATAGGGATAAGATTATGAGAGAGATGTTTGATATTCCAGAAACAAAAGGGTATTATGGTCCTGATTCAGAAACTAAATCCCTTAAATCCGTTTCAATAACCCCAACCAAAAATAAAACATATAATATTACTAAAGGAAAAACTTTAGGTATATTGGGTAGGATTGATAAGGTAAGTACACATGACAATTCAGATACCATATTTGGTTTATTTAGTGAGGAGGGGGAAATAAAATTCGTTGTATTAGTTCATAGTGATGAGAATCTAGATAATCTTTTTAAAATGGAAAGAGAAATTAAACAAAAGAAGATGGAAAACGCTAAGAACAAATATGACGGAGTTACAATTAATTTCAAAGTCATTTTAAAATATAATTTATCATATAAAATTTTATATAAAAGTGACGATATTATATTAAAACACATTTAAAACTAAATTTATGCCAGATTTTACACCAGACGATATTAACATCGACCCAAGTGAATTTGTTGATGCTTGTTCATCTACAGAAAGACAAGAACTAATTGATTACTTAATTGAGTGTGGATTCATTAGTGAAGACCAAAAAGATATTAAAAAACCTAATTACGGTGTCCGTAGACCGAATGTTAATGACCAAACATTTTGGGAAAGTTTAGAACGTCTTGCAAAGTGTAGGGATTTATTATCAACCGAAGAAGAAAACCTTATTAATAACTTAACTAATAAGTTCAAATATATACGTTAATGAAAGTATTAGAATTATTTGCGGGTAGTCGTTCAGTAGGAAAGATTGCGGAAGAATTAGGAATGGAAGTGTTTTCATCTGATTTAATTGAATTTGAAGGTATTCATTACCCAATTAGTATATTAGATTTTGATGTATCTAAAGTTCCGTTTCAACCCGATGTAATTTGGGCATCTCCACCATGTACTGGTTTCAGTGTTGCAGCAATCGGTCACCACTGGTCAGGAGGTAAAGGTGCTTATATACCTAAAACAGAAACCGCAAAGTTGGGTATTGAATTAGTTAGAAAGACATTAGAAATTATTAATCACTTCCAACCAACATATTGGTTTATGGAAAACCCACGAGGTGTTCTTCGTAAGTTAGATGTTGTTAAAGGATTGAAAAAGAACTCTGTAACTTATTGCCAATATGGTGACGAGCGAATGAAACCAACTGACATATGGACCAACAGTGATGTTTGGATTCCAAAACCAATGTGTAAGAATGGTGACCCATGTCACGTTGCGGCACCAAGAGGTAGTAGAACAGGAACACAAGGTCGAGCCAACGCTTATGAAAGAAGTAAGATACCGGCAGATTTATGTTTAGAAATATTAAAAAGTTGTAAATGAAAAAAATTAAGCACCCGTTAGTTAAAGGTGTGGTTAAAGAGGTGAAACCTCGAATATATTGTGTAACTATTGATGATGATTACGATAGGGCAATGTTGTTCTGTCGATACCAAGAGTTCTACGAATCCCCATATAAAAAATTCAGAGGTAAACGATTTACTTGGATGGAATATATGAGACATTATAAATTAGCTTGGAAGAAAAGAACATTCACATATCCTGACGATTGGTCTGGTTATAACATTCCATGTAATGTTATGCAAAGAGCCAACCATATATTCTGTAAAGACACAGAGTATGATGAGATTATGAACGACATTTATTTTTATTGTGCGATTGATTCACAAAATAAAAATGATGGAACAAGATGTGATTGGTATTTGATTGGTGCAAGTAGTAAAGATTTAAAAACTATGGATCATGAAATTGCTCATGGTTTATATTTCACCAATAAAATGTATAAAAAAACGGTTAATAGTTTAATTAATAATATTAAACCAACCCATTATAATAAGTTAAAAAAGAAACTTATAAAGATGGGTTACGTTGATGATAAGAAAATTATCGATGATGAAATTCAGGCATTTATGTCAACAGGTTTATATAATGGATTAAACACAAAAGAATTAAAGGTATACGAAAAAGATTTTAAAAGTAATTTCCGTAAATTTACAAAATGAGACGAAAGATAATTTTTATTGATGTTGATGGCCCATTGGCTTGGGCAACATGGTACGATGGTAAGGTTACTATCGATATGGGGGTGGAGGATTTCCAAATACCATACCCTTGGGTTAAAGAAGATTGTGAGGCATTGCAAAAGATATGTGATGAAACAAACGCTGAGCTAGTAGTTAGTTCAGATTGGAAAAAACATTTCACATTCAATCAGCTTAAACGAATC